CGTCTTATCGTAAACGGTCCCATCCCGCAGTTCTCCAATCCCTCCAAATGGTGGGCCGGGCCGCTTACAAGGCTGCACCCAGCCCACCCGCGGGAGGAACCTTCAATCAGTTTTCAAGTAGGGCGGTAAGTGAAGTTCGCCGTCCAAATCGCGCCTGGTCAAGTAACAGTGGCAATTTGCGCAAACCACGTCGCACTTCTCTGCCTCTGCAAGCGCCCGAGAGAGACAACTACCTAACGCCATTACTGCTGCCTTCTTCTCTAGCGGATCGCGGTGGTGAAACTCCAAGCAGATTGGGTCGTTCATACCACAATATTTGCAACCGTAATCCGCCTTGAGTTGCCATAGAACCCTTCGGTTCTCCACATACACAGCAGCGCGTTTAGTCCGGTTTACAGGGAGCGCCGCGCGTTGCCGGTTGTCCTTTCTAACCCGTTCCCGTACATCAGAACGAGAGCGGTACTTCTTCATCTTGACGCGGACAGCATCCTTGTGCCGGTAGTACCACTCCCTTGATTGTCGGCGGCGCGCTTCCTTGCGCTCCGCGTCAGTGCGATACTTCTTCAACCCCATCCTCACCCTCCCGTACAATTCCAGGGTTAGTTAAGCCGCTTTACGTTCCATCAAATCCCGCAATTTCCGCGATGTTGTGCAGAAGCAGGAAGTTTGGCGTTCGTGGCATCATCACGCTCTTGCGCTCGGCCGGGGACTGGAGCAAGTTGCTGAATTTCCCACCGTGATCGTAGCGCGTAAAGATGCTATCAAACGCGCTGGACCCGCTAGACGCAAGGAACTGCATTTCATCACCAATTCGCTGATCCGTTCTCGTACCCGGAATCGGAGGCGGAACAAACCGGTCAATATCAAACACGCCGGCCTGGAACCGCCCCTTCTCCATGTACGTGCTGGTATGAATGTCGATCTTCCGGCCACCATACCGGTAGTTGAACACGTCCCAACCAGCCTCAACCTCGACTGTACGTCCGTTCCGCTCGTACCGGAACCGACCCGGGTAAGTTCCCTTGTTGTCGGTAGGCCCTTCAGTACCGCCCTGAACGAGACTATCAATGTTGTCGATGAACCCAAGCAGCACGCCATTCGTCGTGACAGCCTTCGGCAGGTCACTATCGCGGAAGCTCTCTTTGAAGTAACCAACGTTCCGATTCAAGAGGCTCTCCGTGAGCGGGGCCGCCGACAAGTCACGCTTGATCGACTTGTACTCGCTGTGGTTGTTGACGTTTATACCGAAGAACGTCGTAATGTCCGTCCCATCGGCCACCCACGCGGCCATCGTACCGGGCGTAAACCCAACGCTGTCCTTGAGCACAATGATGTCGAGATCGCCACCCGCACCAGCATACGTGATCCCACCACCAAGTACAGTTGTGGTCTGCAACTCGCCGCCGTCAATTCGTCGCAGCCTGACCACCTGCGCCTCGTAGTCTACGTTGTCCACGTACACGAGGAAGTTGGCATTGCGCTTCACGGTCCCGGCTGCGTTGAACAGGTCAACCAACTGGCCCTTCTCCAGCCGGTGAATCCGACCAGTCGCCAGGGACGAACTCGCACCGGAAATATCAACGTTGATCGCGCCGGTATCCGCAGACACATCCGTTACAGTAGCGCTCGTATTCCCAATCGCAACCAGCGCTACAGTCGACGGCGCAGTCGAATAGAACGTACCAAGCTCTTGCTGCAACGCGAGCTTGGCTAGCCCTCGCACGTAGAACGGCATAACAGCGCCAATACTGGAGTTTAGCCGATCGGTTTGGAGAATGTCGCGCGGCACGAATAGGTTCAGCTTGTGCTTTACCAGTTGTACCTCAGACGTGAGAAACGTCGGCGCACTTACCTCATCGAAACCCGGCCAGGTTTCTGGCGTTCCAAACGCAGAAAAACTCCACGTCGAGTCATTGACCATGTCGCTGCCCAGCGGAGACCCAAAACTTCCACCGCCGGCCAAACCCAGACCCCAAACCTTTTTCACTTTGTAGTCGCGCCCAATTCCCTCGTTGCGCACGACATGCGTCCACGTGCGCCGTGCCATCGCGTACACCGGGTCCTTGATTACTCCTCTTTCATAGATTTGCGGCAAAAGCTCCTCACGCAAGGTCTGCGACAAGGTGCTTTCCATAATCGTTGTGGTGGCCATTCTCCTACTCGACCGCAGCTAGCCTGCGAGTCATGGTTCAAACTGTCTTGTTTCCGTCCAGGCTACGCGCCTGGCGTGCTACTCTGTTCCCGCTCCATCAGCGCTTGGTTGTAGCGCATCTTCTCAAGTAGATACTCGTCTTGTTCGTGCTCAGGCGCAAACCCGGGTACCCGTTCCGGCGCCTTCAACTCGCGGTTCATTTGATGGTCCGTTTGCGATCCCGGTCCCATTCCCGGCCGCGCGGGGCGCTCAAAAAACGGTGCCAGCCTTGCCTTCTCCGCAGCCACCGCTTGCTTAGCCGCTTGACCCCAGTTGTAGTCAAACCGGTCACCGCGCTCGTCCACAAACCGTTGCAGCCGATCCCGAATGATCGACTTCACCGAATCCTGCGCCTTTGGACTCGCCTGCTTCATATTATAGGACAATTCGTCGTCCGAGTCAAGCGCCTGCCCGATAGCTTGCTCAACCATGTGGCTATGAACAGCCCCGATCGCCTTTTGAGACCCCACATCCAATCGCGCGTACCCTATCGGTTCATCGTCATCAGCGCGTGCGCCCCGCTTAGGAGACGTAGACGGCTCGTCAAGGTCCACATCGCCGTCATCATCGTCGGTATCTTTCAACTCAGATTCGATTGCAGCGATAAGCGTATCCAGCTCTCCCGCCGGCAAGTTCTTCACCTGCTCAAACAACACCGACGCATCCACGGTATCTGGAGCCGGTGCCGCGACCGAACGCTCTGGTGGGCCATTGGTGGGGACCGGTTGCCCGCGATCTTGATCGTCCTGACCTGCCGGCTTGGTCTGCGTGCCGGGTGCAGTCTTGTCAGGCGGCGCAACGGTCCCCGCGGGAATGTCCACGTCAGCCGCGCGGCCAGTGTTACGCTGAACCGGCGCCGGCGTCAGGTCTGGCGCGCTGCCCTGCGGCTGCGCTGCGGTTTGCGCGTCTGCGTTCCCCGCGTCGGCTGTTTGCGTTTGTGTGTTGACTTCGGTCGGCATCTGCTAATTCCCTCCCTCAATTTTGATCTTTTCCACATTCACAATCGGCTGGACATTCTGTGACAGCGCAAGAAGCGCTGTGTCCACCGGCACACCCAACTCGCTTGCGGCGAATTTTGCCGCGCTAACTATGCCTGCACATGACGCCTTCATGGCACATGACATTCGGCTATGCGGGTCCTCGTGTTCAATCCTTTGAAACCTCGCGCAGCGAATGCTCACGCCGCACCCTTCCAAGTCATCCACTACTGTGTTGCGCAGCTCCTCTTCCATAGTTTGACTTTGTTCAGCGATGGTCTGGAATTCGTTGTCGGATAGTATCCGCCGCACACATGCTTCTACAACTGCTGCCACATGGACAGCGGGGTCCTCGGATGACGCAAGAAATGTTCCCAAGTCCGCAATATCGTAGATGACAATGGCATCTGCGCTTAACGCTACACCGTCCCACGTCAGTCCAGTAACTCGCTCAGTCGATACGACATTCCTGAGTGCATGTTCCTTAACAATCGTTTGGCAAGATGTACAAATTCTCCACCCGATTCCTAACCCTGGTCCGGGCTGTCCGAATGTGTACCTGACGGCGACTTCCCCTGGTCTTACGACGGCCCACTTCAACGGGAACAGCCAAACCACTGGGGTGACCAGCGCGTTCATTACCAATTCTAGACATCGCGCAAGGAACTCAAGCATCAAACGAAGCCCCCTACTGGAACTTGCACGCCACCTGGCGGCTGGGCCGGAGGTGCCACAGCGCTGGCGGCAAGCGATTGGCCCTGTCGCTGTTGCTCAGCCGCAAGCCGCTGCTCGATTTCCGGTAACGCTTCCGTGGCCGCGTCTTCTGGTAGCGGCAACCCGGCGGGGTACACTCCAGTCATCCGTTCAAGAGCCTCTTTCCACAGTACAAATTCCTGCTGCACCTCTTCGGATGCCAGGCCAAACTCGATCTTGGACATGAACCGCTTCAACGCGCGCAGGTGCATTTTCGGGTCCTGCACGTGCTCGTCAAACTCAACCGGTCCAGGTTCCTTACCATCATTGAACAGCAAGATGATCTGCCAAATGGCCTTGCGCCAAGTTTCGTATAGGTCTTTTGGCCCGCCTGGTACGTCTAGGTTTTCCTCAAACACCGCGAGCCAGTAGTTGATGTAGGACTCTTCCGGTGTCGCGCCAAGCAAGCCCGCTGCGTGGTGCTCAGCCAGTTCGCGCTTGCGAACGTCGGGATCGGCGGGTACGCGGTCCTTTACATCTACCTTGACTTCCCACGGCTGCGGTATCGGATTCTGCGCCAGTTCGAGCGATCCGGTTTCCGGGTTGAACACGACACCGGCCAGGTTCTCGTCAATAGTCGCTAGCTTGATCGTTTCGCCGCCTTGCAAGTTTTCACGTGCCGCCTGTAGTATGCGGGAGTAAATTGCGGCCATGCTGTCCGCCAAGTTTGCAGACGGCAGTCCCAGTCCAATGTTCCCCGTGTTAAACAGGAACCCGTGACCCGCAGCTCCGATGTCCCGCCCCGCCGCTTGACCGTCATAGAATGGCCCCTGCCCCGCCAGGCTGTCGGATATGTCCTTCAAGAACACACCAAAGTTGACAGGCAGTAGCCCAATGTTCTTCGGCGCGAGGTTGACTGGCTGTGCATTGGCCGCCAGCGGATCAATTGTGTACTTGTCCATGCGCGGACGCGGGCCGGGCTGGTTGTGCTTTTTCACGTCGATGTTCATGCCGCTACTAACGTATGTAGTACCAAACATGTCCATTTCGCGAATGTTACGAGCTACCGACGCAATGACCTTCTCGAATTGGTCGTTGGCTGGAATGAGCGGCGCCACAAATCCACGCGAGAAGGCCGCTCCAGTATCCGTGTACCGTATCGCCTGCAACGGGCACACGATCCTGCGGCCGACTGACTCGTAGTCGTCCTGGTAGATGATCTTGCGACCAATCTTCAAGATGTACCTCGCGGTGTACATCGCGTCGTCCATGTACGGATAGATTTCCTCCATCGGCACGTAGTAGCGGCCTGCCACGTCAATGTCGCGATGCTCATCAGCCTTGCCGCTACCCAGTGGCACTCCCACGTATGCGCGCCCACCACCGATCCTCGGATCGGCCGGCGTCAGTACGTTGCCGTCTTGCAAGTACCGGCCATACGCACCGCTCGTTGTCTCGGTAAGCAGCGAGTGTCCCGGTGGCTGATTTCCCCACCCAACACGCATCCCCAGCAAGTCGGACTCGACATCGTACAACGTGTCCAAGTTGATGTCCCACCGGGTTTGCACGTAGTTGCGTACCCACTCGTAGGGCATCCACCGCTTCCGCGCGATACCCTGTATGGACTCACAACCCTCCGCAAACGCCGGTAGAAACCGAAGTTGCCTCGGCGGCACAACCTCAATGTGATCGGGGTGCATCGGGTCCGGCATTTCGTGGTGCGCAACGCCGACGATTCCATACTTCACGAACGGCACTATGATCGCTGTCTTGAGCCGATCGAGGTTGAGCCCGGCTACGCGCGCGTTTAGAACCGCGTTTGCGATTGCGGCGTTACGCATATCACCAAGCGATTCGCCGCGCCGTCCTACCTTCGGCGATATGTCCGCGCGCAGCCACCGCCCCACTTCCACGAGGTAGCGGCGCACAATGTCTTCGTAGCGAAAAAGCACGTCCCCGCGCAAGTGCTCAAAGCCAATTGCCACACGGCCAGAACTCCGGTCAAGCGTCGTAAATTTCCTCGCGCCTCTAAGGTAGCCATCGAGGATTCGCCAACCACCCAGATTGAGCCCCATTTCAGATTCGGCCGCGGTCAACTCCATGTCCAGGGATTCGGCCAGATGATCTTCGTCTTCGGGTAAATGGTACCTAGACATAGCTACAGATTCTCGTAAGTAGACTCGCCGGGCTCAGTCCAAGCTGTATTCGGCGGCTCTTCCGACGCACGCAACTCCCGCTGCCGCGCATACGTACCGAATGCCTGAGCCAGATCGGCGTTACCCATTTGAACGAGCAGAAGCTCCTGCATCCGATCGACGATAGGTAGCCAGTCCTGCACGGCGCTGCCAGCGTGAGGTGGGCCATTGGTGGGGACCGGTTGATTCTTATGCGCTTGCAACTCAGCCACCTCGCGGCGAAGCAATGCAACGTCTTCGCGCAAGAATGAGATGAACTGCGTCAACCGGTTCACCGCCGAATCCACGTGCTTCTTGTCGTCCCGCTTGCGATTCCAAAATGCCATGTTGGTCCTCCCCCCGCGCTGAGGCGGGTAATTTGGTTCCCGCTTGATTATAGGCCGTCGCCGCCGATAAGTCCACCCTCTCGACGGTGTGTCTCATGCGGACACTCTCCCCACCAGGATTTAGCGCAATTGCAATTCATACAGAGTACCTGGAATCGGTCCTTGGGGAATCCATTGTCCCGCAACCACCGGTAGAATGCTGGGCCAGATAAAAAACCGTGTTCCTTGCGCTGTTTGGCACCGTCGTTGTAGACGTGGTCTATAGTTAAGAACTCGAATTTATCTTCTCCGCAACACGCACACCGACCGCCGTAAGATTCAATAGTACGCCTACGCAACAGGTTCCGTTGCTTTTTGGAGTTCCGCCTGTTCCGATCGAGGCATTCCTTTGTGTACTCACGCATGTACTCAGTGTGGCACACAAGACATCGTCGCTGCCGGCGTTTCAGACTAGACAGCGAAGTATTCTCCACTGTCAACTCGACACCGCAGCATGCGCATGCCTTATTCGAGAGCCGTCTTAGCTTACGCCGATGTTCAAAGGTACCCAATGACATCCCAATCCACGACGCCCACGTCGTCGCGCTGGGCCTGCTCTTCCTGCGCGCGGTAGTGGGCCTCCGCAACCTCGTCCGTCAGGCGCCCGGTTGCGATCGCGTGCTCGAAGTTGTCGAAGCCGAGGTCGTCGTGGAGCTTGCCCTCTTTGAGCTGGGCCACAGCATCAAGGGGATCGGATGCTACCGAAATCGCGATGGGCGCGGCGCCCTTGGCAATGCCCTGAGACATGGCAAGCGTGTCGAGAATGTCATCGTGCTCCAGCAGGCCCATATCGCTCGTGAACAACTTGACTTGATCCCAGAGCGCCTTGTACGCAACTTCGTCCATGCGATCCACTGGCAGCTTGACGCGGAACTGCTCGAAGCGCCACGCGATGCCCTTAATCTTCTCCGCTTTGGAGAATGTAGTGGGAAACTTGATGGGGATAATCGCGGGAACCATTTGAGACTCACCATCGGACACGCGCGCCTGCAACTGCGGGAGGATGTCTTGGTAGAAGCGGTCGTAAGTTTCCATCTGCAACCCGTATGCTTCGATGCCAATGACATGCACGTGCCACTTGAGAGCCATGTCAATCAGGATTTTGACGAGCGTTGAGCGCTCAACTTTGCCCATCCAAGCATCCAGGGAGAATAGCGTGTTGGGATGCGCTTCGGTGGACTCCAAGCCGAGCGCCTGGCACGCGGAAAAGTCAGACATGTCGCTGATAGTGGGCGCGTAATCCGCGAGAAGCATACGGTACATGCCCTGAACTGTGGGTCCGAAGGGGCGCACGAGCTTGCGGGGAACGGGAACGATGCGCAGTGTTTCTGGGTCGTCCGCGTCCCGCACTTGATCCAAACGCGCAACCTGGTGCGTAACCAGCTTGGTGGCGGCGGATTGCAACGGCGAAGTTACGTAGACCTGATCGCGATCCTCCAGGTGGTAGGTCGTGAGTTCTGGGTGAATCTTGAGGAGGGCTTCCTCGTCTGTGGCCGGCTCGTTGAGACACTGCGCAGAGAATGCGGCCAGGCCAAGCTGCTTCTTTTCGGCCTCGATCCACTCCTCGTTCATAAACACGTCCGTAGACATATCGTAGACGGTCATCAACGTGCGGTGGAAGAAATCCACGACCTTCGGGTCTTTGGACTTGTACAGGTTGTAAATGTACATCGCGCGCGAGTAGAGCGTGCCAACGATGCGCATGGGAATGGTCTTGCCCGGCGAACGCGCCATGGGGAGAAGGCCGTTGAAGAAGAAATCGTGGAAGCCCTGGCGCACGTCACCCGGATTGAGCACCTGCTCTTTGGACTTCTCTACGTCGTCCACAACGATCAGGCCGGACGGACGCGTGCCTAAGCTGGCACCCATGAAGGGCTTGGCTTCGATCTTGCAGCGCGACGTGGTTTCGAGGACGGACCCGCGGTTCCAGGTGCCGCTACCGCGCTTGGGTTTTTGTTTACCGAAGTCATCAATGATTCGCGCGTTGCTTTCCAGTTGTGTAGCGAGACGACCCAAGCGGGATGTGCAGAACTCGCGCGTGGCGTAGAACGCAGTGCATTCCCAAAACCGGCGCGTAACGAGGTTCCGTAGAATGTCTTCGAGCAGCTTGGTGGTTTTGCAGCCGCCGCGCGGCGCGATGTGGATCAAGCGCTTGTGCGTGTACCAGTCGCGTACCCACTCGGCGTGGGCTGGTGGAGACTCCACAAACGTGTCGGAGTACCAACCAGATTCCCACGGGCGTAAGTACGTGTCGCAGAAGAACCGATCCGCAGCAACTTCCAGCTCCGGTGGGCCGTTGAGGGACGCGGCGTTGACCCTGGCCAGCCGCTTCCCGTCAAACGTCAAGTCGTCGTAATCAGGAGGAAGCGGCCAGCGGAGGTTTTCTTCTTTTGGGAAAACAACTGGCACGTTAGCGGCCCGCGGCGGCGAGCTGGTAAACTGTCAAAAATCCAGCAACCATGCCGCAGACGCGTGCAATCTGCTCGTTGCCGATGCAGTTGCCACTGCGAGAGCCGCGAAGGAACTTGGACATCTGGTAAACGAATTTGGGGTGCGCGACCATCGAGTTGAACACCTCGTCGAACGCTTCCCGGCGCTCGAGGGGCCATTCATTGTATTGGGCCGTGCGGCTCAACTGAGCCCAGTATTGGCGGAACAGCTTTTGCGGGGTGCGCTTCAGGATCATCTGCTGCAACTCTTGCAGGCCCTTGTCCAACTTGGGATTGTCTTCGACTTGTGTAGTCACATGCGGCGGGGGCTCGTCGAAAGATTCTCTCGGCTCCGGCTCAACATCAAGTTCGTCTAAATCGTCTTGAAGCTCCTCGTCAAGGCGCTGGGCGACGGCTTGATAATCTCCGGGGTCTGACATTGGCGAATGAGGTTGCTCGTGGCGTTCGTCGCGCTCGGCGAGGGCTCGGACGATCATGTCCACGCCCCGCTCCAAGCGGGACATGCGCTGTTCCAGCATGGCGTCAGTTGAAATCGGAATCGGGGGAGTCGGGGCCGCAGTCGTCGAGGGAACCGGACAGGGTTGTCCAATCAGCTTCTCCGGCTGGGTGCCGACTGGGTTTGGCTGGCTTTTTGTGCCCCTTGGACGGTACGGCTTGTTCTTGCGCGGTGGCTTCGGTGTTGGCGCTACAGACGCCTGGTCCGGGCGTGAGACACTTCTCTTTGGGGGCTCCTGATTCTGATCGGTGCTCGCGTCCGCTTGGGCATCGATCTCCCTCTGGCGCGCCGACCGGGCCTGGAACTCCTCTTTCGACAGTTGGAGGTGTTTGTTGGTCTGCTGGCCGATCTTGACCTGGATTGGCTGGTCCGAACCTACAGGGGTGGCCAAGGTTTCGGCAGTTCCAGGAAATTGGCCTCCCGGACCCGCCAACTGGTTCTCCAAGTCCGGTGGAATCTGTGAGTCTGTCATTGTTTTCCTCCCCTAATTTGTGCTGTGGTTCTGCCTCGACCAACTCGGCCAAGGCTCCGTGATACCGTTCAAGCAACTCGGTTGTGGTCACTTACGGCGTCTTTCCAGGAATCTGTTCGAGTTCCCCGGCGCTCCCGCGAATGCGCTCGGCAAATGCTTTCAGGGTGCGCAAGCCTCTCAGCAGTTCGCTGGCGGCTTTCCCACGTGGCTTGGGAACCGGGCCGAGCAGCTTGTCTGTGCGCTTGACGACGCGCTGGTACGCAGCTCGCTCTCGCGGCGTAAGCGATCGAGCTTTGCCGCGGCCGGTTTCCACGCGGTTACGGTCAATCGCGGCCTGTGCAGCTCTGCGCTGGGCTTCGATCTTCGTTTGGGTCTCCGCAGTGGATTTATCTTTGGAAGGCATCGGCGTTTTCCTTTCTTGTCCTAGAAACCCGTGTACAGTTGCGCCCCCTGTTTTCGATCGTTCATGCGCAAACCTAGTGGCTTCTTCTGGATTATCAAAGTCAGGATAAGTCAACTTCGACTTAACCGCAAAATTGATCGCGTCTCTTTGGTTAAGTTGCTGTCCTGCAACCAGCGTCGGAATCAAAGTTTCCCGACCTTTGTTCAAAGCAAACGTGCTTACAGATATTGTCCGCTCCGATGAGAACGACCCATCTGGGTTCCGCACTTTGACTACTTTAGGAACCGGCATGTAGTCAACTTCCTTCTGGTACGATGCGGTGCCTGAACCTACGCCAGTACGAGTCGGCGTAGTTGCGGCACTTCGGGCAGTGGTTCTCTTCTAGTTCACCACCCAACAAGTCTGACAATGGAAACATCGCGCTGCACGCTATGCACGCCACTGTACTGCCGTCTGGCCTGTCCAACTTGAACATCGTTGCGTATGGTAAAAACGGACCGTCTGAATACGTAACCATGTCTACTTCCTTCCCGCGTCTGTGGATCATACAACCTCCGACGTTGAATGGCGATAGTCAGGAGAACGGCCGTAGTTGGAACGCATTGGAGGTCGCGCGATGGCGCCGGGGGCTTGTTTTTCGGCACGCGCGGACTCGGCTGCCGTGCGCTTGCGGTCCCGGTACCGCTGCATGGCCGTGTCGATCTCCATGCCGATACCCAGCCCAGAGAGCAGCCCTTGAAGCGTACCGGACACGCTGGACGGCTGAACGAACGCAGCGCCTTTGAGGAGCGCAGAGGAAATGGCCTGTTTGCGCTCGGCTTCGGCGGACGCAGTCGGACTGAGCTTGGTCAAGTCCACAGAAACGTCGGGCGGTGTCGGACCGGAAATCTCCTGCCGTGTGCGGACGCGGCCACGGGGGGCTTGGCTGGATGGCCTTCCTGTAATGCCCAACGGCGAGACGGTACCCCTCCGCGGCTTCCGCTTGCTGCTAGCTGGTTTTGACTTTGGTTTGCGTGCCCGTGTCAGTTGTGGGTCTAACACCTCGCGCGCTGTTGCTCTCCGAGACGGTCGCGCGAACTCGAACTCGAACTTCCGGCTGGATTTAGATTCGCGCGCTGGAAACGTCTTGTCTAACGGAATCATCGGCATTATAGCTGCTCACTTTCCAGCAACGCGCCCCAGTTCTTACGGTGTTCACGAGCGTGGCAATTAGCACACAAAACGGTACACTTTTCAAGTTCTTTTTCAACTTCCGGCCACGCACGCGAAGTCATAGTCGGCAACTTCGATACCTTGTCCTTTGGATCACGATGGTGAAAGTCTAAAACTAACGTGTCCCTCTCTCCACATGTTACGCATCCCGAGTCCTTCTTGATCCCCCAAAGGATCAACTGGCGTTCAACGTGTTTCTTGGCCATTCGCCGAACACGCTTGTCACGCACGCCGGGGCGCTCGATGTACGCCTTTGCCTTCGCAATGATCTCGTCGCGGTTCTTCAAGTAGTACCTCCGCCGCCGCGCGCGAATCCTACGTTTGTTCTCTGCTTGGTACTTTTTCGCATACGAAAGCCTCTTGTCCCGGTTTTTGCGGTTGTACTCTCGGTGGTACGCTTTTTGTTCCTCTGTCAACGACATACATTAAAAGCGCAACTGGCTCGCAAAATCGAACCCAGCGGCAGCCGCCGACGTTTTCGCGGCCAACTGCTGCTGCTTGAACCGGTTGAGCGTGTCCATTATGGCGGTCATGCGCCGACGCTTTGGGCGGGACGCAGCCTCTTCCTTCTTGCGCTGCTTTCGGCGCTCCACGTCGGAAAGAACACCCGAGCCCAAACCAACCGCGCCACCAATCAAACCTGCGGGACCCAACATTCCGCCTACCGCGCCCGCGGCTGCACCCGTTTCTACTGGCATTACTCCACCTTCCAATCTGGTTACACTCTTCGCCTGCTCTGTATTATAGCCGCAAACGCATTCGCGGTCAAGGTGGACCAACTCGCACGGCAACGGTCATCCAGTAGCAAATGCGCTTTTTCAGGATGGGCGCGCATTCGGCCACTGTACCGTTTTCGATCACGAATCCTGCACACAAGTACGACGTGACTACCCTGTAAAGTCCGTCTGCAAGCATTGCTAAGACCCCCACACAGCGGCCAAGTGGTCCAGGCGGTCTTCGGGGGTGCCCTCATAGCAGGCGCGTTCGAGATCGGTCATGGGACGGGACTCGGCCTCTGCCTGCGCAGCCCGCAAGTTCTCACCGGTCGGATCGGGCTCGTGGGGCGCCGCGGGAGCGTCTGGCTTTGGAGCACTAACAGACCGTTTACGGCGGCGCTTGGACGTGCGGGACCGGTGAGTCCCGGGTGGCTCGGTGTCCCAACCAGCCTCCCGTTGGCCGGCAGCGTGACGTTCGGCTTTTTCATCGTGCGACCAGGTGCGGCGCTTGGACTTCTTGTGGGAACGGGCCTCCTCCATGCGAGCGAGAGCCTGCTCACGGAGAACATCGTCGGCCCGCGCGACCGCTTCGTGGGACGGGATACCCTGCGCGAGCAGCTTGTCGTATTCGCGGACGTGGGCTGGGCCGCGGGTGGGGATACCGGCGCCCACACGACGAAACTTTACTCGGCACCGCCTATGCCACAGATAGTGCCCACTCAGCCCCTCACCGTACTCCTCCAGGATTTCGGCTGGGGAACGAGGTACCGCGTCAAATTCGTCGGTGGCCCCGTTGAGGACCAGCTCACGGCCCAGCGCCCATTTGGCGAGCCCTGTACCGTCCAGCCACTTGGCAGCTATCCAAACAGCGTATTTGGGGTCCATAGGCTCGTTGCACACCCCGCATTGGCCCTCCTGCTGCTTCCACTGAGCGTACTTGCACTGGTAGAGGGCCATGCGCACGTCGGCAGCGGTGAACCCAACGCGATCGCACTTACGGACTGACCCCACACCCGGTTTCCAAAGCCTCTCCGGGGGCTTCCGTTTTCGGGTTTTCTGTCCGCACGTGGGACACACTCCAGATGGCGTTCGATTCTGACCCGCGTTTTCCATATCGAAAATCCCCTTTTACAGTGAGAGTTAGAAAACCATCGCGCTGGAGTAGGAAATAGAGGTATAAGAGTATTCTGTTACGCTAAGACTGTCGTTCGCACGCGCATGTTTTTCCAGTGACACCGTACCATTATAGCTGCGGACCGACCGCGGAGTCAAGCGCACCGCGGTAGTTCCTCCTCACTTGCGGCGTGTAATAAGCCAATCACCAACCGACGCGGCAACAGAATACACGATGATTACGGCGATAACAATCCAACACAGTGGGCACGTCATGGAGTTCCTCCTCGGAACAGTAAGATGAGCCAATAGACCGCGGCTGCCACGAAGGTGAGCGCGACGGCGCCGGCACACGCAAGGATGATCCAGCCAACCAGATGCACGGGTCACACGAGGCCCGGTGGGTCAGCCAGCGCACCACAAAGGTACTCGCCTGGCTCGATTCCGTACAGGCGGTCCTCGGCGCCAGCTACGTACTTCTCGGACAGCTCGATGCCCAAATAGCGGCGGCGAAGCTTCTTGGCAACGGCTAGAGTGGTACCGCTGCCGACGAAGGGGTCGAGTACCAGGTCGCCTTCGTTGGAACAGGCCCGGATGATGCGGCCGAGGACCTGTTCGGGCATCTGGCAACCGTGAAAGCCAGCGCGTTCCTTGAAGGTGCCGCAGACCCGCGGGAACTGCCACGTATCATCAGGGATGCGGCCCTTGGGATTGGCCCGTTTGTCGTTGTACTTGAGCTGGCGGGCAGACGGCACGCGGATCGCATCAGCGTTGAACGTGAAGTTCTTGGGGTCCTTGACGAAGTAGAGCAAGTGCGTGTGGCTGCGCGTAAACTTGCGCTTGCAATTGACGCCGAACGTGTAATGCCAAATGACCCAGTTCCGACACGTAAGGCCTAACTTTTGGATCATCACTTTTAGCTCAGCCGCGTAGTCATCTCCGATGGCAACCCAAAGTGTACCATTTGGCTTAAGTGCATCAACGGCTCCGATGATCCACTCGCGCGACCAAGCAAGGTAGCTCTGGGGGGATCGCGCGTCATTGCATTCGTCGTACTCGTAGCCGATGTTGAATGGCGGGTCGGCAAAGACGAGGTCGACTGAGCCCGCGTTGAGCTTGGCGAGTTCTTGAATGCAATCGCCGTGGATGATCCGATCAAGATCGTCTGTCATGTTAGTCCTCCTCTGGCTCGCTGCACCCCCAGCAGAGGGTGTTTCTTCCCGGCACGCAACAGTCAAAGCCCTGCGCGCCACATTTAGGGCACTCGTACACGCGCGCGTCGTTCAGGGGCCGCTCGTTGCCGCAGTGCGGGCATGTTTCCTTCTTGGGCTTGGCTTTCTTTTTGGTCATCCCAGTTGCTAGACTATACTGTCAAATCGCAGGCGAGTTAAGCGTGAAGTTGGGGGTGGAAACGAGGTGGACCGCGTACACGAACGCCCCAACTAGGAGCGCCACGATTGCGGCCACGTACAGGATGGTCATAGCGGAGCGCATTGCGGGGGTCCTCCCTTCTGCGAGATCATACCGCCGGCGCGCAGGCAGGTCAAGCTGTCAGAAAAGTAGGTACGTTTTTCTGACAGAAACGCGTTCGTGGCAGACGTCCACGCGGTTTGGGTAACAGCGGGGCTGGAATTGCGACAGTGCGAGCTGGTAAAGTAGAACCGCGAGAATTGCGGGTCTCAGTGGAATGTGGGGACGCGAGACTGGGGCTCGTGTTCCGGGCGCGGGACAGGAGGACGACAAACTGCGGTTGCTGAGCGCGAAAGCGGCGGTGCCCCACATTTTTCGTAGACAACGTGGGGTGCCAATCGTCTCATATCGCCGTCGCTCTGGGGGTCCTTCGGGGTCCGCTAACCATGCACGCGACAGCGCACGCTGACCTGCGTTACCGGGCCGCGCAGTATCGGGCGTGCGATGCTGGCCCGCGCTCGTGCCCACTATCGGACGCTCGCTGCCCACGTGACGCTGACGGGCGCCCGTCTCGCGTGCCCGACCGCCTCGATCGCGCCGATCACGAGCCCCCCCGGTGGTGGGCAATAGTGCCCACCCACTACATGTTGTAGTGTGCAGCGCAGGACACTACATGTTGTACCACTAGATATGGTAGTGTCTTGACCGCAACCCACATCATCGGCCCCACCCTGCCATATTGGCACTGTCATAATGGCAGCCCGCCCCACCCGTCACGCAATCTGATTTTTCCTGTTTCCCGCTTGACATTCCACGCTGGGCATCATACACTTACATCGACTCGCCGAACTGAAAGGGTGCGCAATGACATTCAACGTAGGTGATCGGGTTGTCGCTTGGACATACTTCAATCGAGTGATCGGAGTCGTTGAAGCTTTCACCAACAACGGCCAAACCGCGATCATACGCGGTCGTGATTTGTTCGGCGAGATAGCAGTCCGCTACCCTGTCGCGCACTTGGAACGCGCGGCCGAGCCCCCAGCCCCACTTGTCCTATTTCCACCCACCGCTTGACATCCGCTTGCACGCATCATACACTTAGCATGACTCGCCGAATTGGAGCCAAGACAATGATGTCCCCCGAAGGAACCAGTAAGTACGCGTGCAACATGCTAGGCGTCGCGCGCTGTGCTTACGACGGTTGGTGCATCGCGAAGGACAGCTACGAATCCGCAGCGCGTCAAGATGACCGTGAACTCTACACCGGTTACTGTCGAGCCTACTCGCAGATTCTTCGCGTGGTTACCGGCATACCGGCAACCGTAAAGTGCCAAGAGCGCTGGGCAGAATGGATAAAGACAGCCCCAACCACTTGACATCCGGCACGCGGTATCCTACACTTGCATTGAATCGCCGAATCGGAGGCTTAACCGATGTGGAAGTTGGTATTGTGGCTGACACAAAGCAAGTGCGTTACTGAAGAGTACGCGACCGAGGCCGAGGCCCTAGCGCGGCTTCACAAGCAGCTAGACACAGGCATGCGCGCTGTCGCGTGGGAACTAGACGGCCCGAACGGGAAGCACGAAGGACAAGAATTGTAACCGCGCGCCTTGACATTCCGCACGTGGTATCCTACACCTAGCATGACTCGCCGAATGGAGGTACAAGCCAATGACAGTAGGCACGCTACGACAAACACTTGAGGGATTGTCTGAAGACACACGAGTTATTCTCCGCGTGATGACGGACATAGCGGTTGACGAGCCACGCGGCGCTATCCTGGAGGAAACATGGTTTGAGGTAGTCCCGCACACAGTTAACGGGCGCGGAGTTATCATCCTCGCAGCCGAAGGGTGCGCGTGATGCCAAAGCCAACAACAGCACGAGTGAGCGTCAAGCGCTATCAGTGCGTTGAGTGTAAAGCAATTGAACAGCACAACACGAACCACTGGGGCGAGATTTATCCACGTTGTCGCTCGTGCGGTTGGAAAAACCCAATGGCAATGGCCCAGCGGTTCGTGTGCCTGGAGCCCTGTCCATCAACGCATGACACCCCAGAACCCTGGAAACTCGTAAAGCTTGGCGACATTGTGGAAATTGTCGAGCCCCACGTGCTTGACACGCGGTCCCGTGAATCGTAGGCTTTAGGCGTATCGCCGAAACGGAAGGACGCACAATGACACCGGTTCTCGTAAGCAACGCAGTACAGATTGACTTGTCCCGTCCCGTTTCGGGCTCGTGGCATGGTCGCGGTTTCGGGCGCCACTTCGTTTGGCACTATTTGTGCTCACGTGGCCACACTGTCAACGTCCGCTGCAACGCATGGCGCGGCATCGGCAAGCACCGCAAGCCAGACATCGTCCCGGGCGCGATCATGTGCCCGCAATGTGACCTTGACTCGTAACGGCCTCACGGTCCCAACAAACGGGGGTTTGACCGATGCAATACAGCATAATCTATAGTTGTGATGTGCCACGTGGCGTGTCTCTGTCCGCGCCACCACCGACGCAATACCACAAATGGCAATGCACCGAACGGTCTGGCGGGCCAGACGGTGGTCAAATGGACTGGGGATTTGAGCCCGGTTCTTGTTGGTCGCGTGGACGGCACCGCAAGTATTGTGCGTATTTGGACACCGACGCCGAATTTGCCGAATTCGTTGACCATTGCGGATTGCACATAGAAGACGTCGAGACGGTGGGCAGCATCGGCGCGCCCGGCTTTGGTTTTGGTTGGGCGCCTGCGCTATCGTTTGCATCACATGACCCTGAATGCTTGCAATCAGCCTACGTCACTCCGATACCCGACGAACCACCACCCATACCGCTAGACAGTGCGCCCGCGCTGCCCGGCTGCGACGATTTGGTATTGTCCACCGCAGAGGCCGCGGCAAACCGCCGTTGGTCCGAAATTCGCGAGCAGTTGTTAGAAGACTACTCTTACTGACGCGCACACGAGCGCACAACACAAGGGAAAGCTACCATGGCAACGTCAAAAGAGGTCCGAGAACTCGCCAAAGCCGCAGGCGTGTATGTTGACACACGCTCACCCGGTGACGGCGTGACGCGCTACCTTTTCGCCAGCGTACCGGGTGGCTACTCTACATGGTCGCCGTTCGATACGCTCGCTGTTCACCTCGGTGCGCGCGCTGCGCTGCAATTCCTGCTCGGCGTGCAAGTGGGCCGGCACCTCGAACGTGAGCAGAAAAGCGAGACTTGACAAATTGTGTGTGCGAACGGTAGTCTTGGTACTACCCACTCTCTTATACCATAGACTACCGTTCGCACACACAATTTTGTAACTCTAACTTTACGGGAGGATTTTCATGGCTGCAATCTACCAAGCAGACGTATGGTGCGACGATTGTGCAAACGCAATCCGTAAACGGCTGCGATCGGAGGGCAACGCGCCTGAGTGTACCTACGACGAGCGTTCTTACGACTCGGACGAGTACCCTAAGATCGCGTCCGACGATGAAGAATCGGACACCCCACAGCATTGTGCCGCGCACGAGTCGTGCTTGAACGCAATCGAACTTTCCTCTGGCCGCAAAATCGGAATGTTGTTCGGTAGTCTAACATTTGACGGAGTGACCTACGTCCGAGAAACTGCCCTTGGAAGTGGCGGCGAGGTCGCCGAGTTATGGGTCCGACACTTCTCGGACGGGGGCTACGACCTCGAACTAACCAAGTGTCCGCACTGTAAAGGATTTGTTGATGCCGCTTGACTTTCCACGTGCGGCATTCTACACTTGGACAGCCGAAAAGGGGAACTGACAATGATCGGGACTGTAATTGCCATTGGCGTAGGCGTCGTCGTGATTGCGTTCGCGTGCTGGTCAGTCTACTCGGATTTGCGCGGCGTTCCGTACTACCGGCCGCGTCACCGTCGTCACCGTTTTTAGTCTTGCCTTGCGCAAGAGAAAGGACCAACGACCATGATGACCAAAAAGGACTTCATTGCCCTCGCCGACGCCATCCGCGGGGCAAACAGTGGGTCACTCCACTTTTCCTCCGCCGAGGTAGAGGTGTTGGCCGCGTTTTGCGCGTCTCGCAACCTGCGATTCGACCGCGGACGCTGGTTCGACTATATTTACGGCAAGTGTGGCCCCAGCGGCGGCGCGATCCGCAAACCGAAAGGTGGTTCCGCATGAACAAACATGAGCGGGCTGAACGCCTCGCGCTGGCAGCCAACGTAGCAGTCACGATTCAGGTAACCTTCCATTGCTCGGTGTGCGAGGAGGTGTTTTCACGCTGTACCCGTTCTGTGTACATTGCGACACGTAGAGCGGCCGACGAGGGGTGGTGTGTGGACGACACAGGACTTGTCCACTGTCCAAACTGCGCAAAGAAGTTACTATGAAACTGCAATCTACCATTGGTGGGGACCGGTTGCAGGACCCGCGGTTATGCGTAAACTGCGGTAGCTTTAGGCGCCTGCCCAGCTACCGGTACTGCCACCGTTGCCTAGAGTACCTCAAACCGATTGTTCGCGCGTGGGCACGCAGGCAGAATCCCGTACCCGGAGAGGACATACCAGAATGTTAATGACTTGTGCGTCAATCTTCCGTCACTGGCGCCGCGGACTCTGGATTGTCGTGCTTACGATTGTAATCACGCTGGCGATGTGGTAGTCAGACAACCAAACCTTTACAGAAGGGATTAAACAATGTGCGCATCCAATGATTTGACAGAACTGCGAAAGTTGCAACGAAAAATAAAACCTATCCGCGCGTGGAAAGTCCTTCGGAAGTCCGGCTTGAACATATACACTGGATACGGTAGAGCTAAATATGGCCCCGGACAAGTGAAGGCCGCGGGCGTAACCCCCACAACTCTCTACCTGATGCCGGGTCCGCGTGGATTGCACGTTTATCGCACGAAACGAGTTGCCCGCCACATGGCGTATGGGTTTCGGGTCGCCGTGCCGGTTTACATTAACCCTAGCGATTTGATCGCTGCCGAACCTTCCAACAATTACCGTTGTGCACAGCTAGTGGCGTGCCGGCTCACGATTCGGCCCGAAGACTGGGCCGCTGCTGGCTTGCCCAAACGCGCCACCCGTTGCCGGTACGTCTAAACGCGCTGGAGAAACTAACCGGGGCTTAGCCCCAGAAGTTGAATATATGAAAATCGAAACGAAGTTTGATCTCGGACAAGAAGTGTGGCTTGTTAAGGAATTTCCCAAGCACACGACTATTCCGTGTTCGGGCTGCGAGGGGCGCGGGGACATCCTGCTCGCGGACGAGACTACCTACCGTTGTCCTAAGTGTTACGGCAATAAGACCCGGATCGATGTGGCCCCCGTAGATTGGCACGCTGACGGTCCGATGACCATAGGCAACGTCCGCGTTTCCGTGTTCCAAAGCGACGACGAGCATGAAGACGATCGTGTGTACATGTGCCACCAAACGGGGATAGGCTCGGGGACATTGTGGAGAGAAGAAGACCTGTTCGGAACTAGGCAGGAGGCCGAAGCCGCGGCCGATGAGCGGAGAAAGCGGAGCGATGAATAGAAAGGCGGCCCGGCCCACTCCGGTTGTGGAGTGAGCGCGGGCCGTTGGTTGCTTCAATCTGCTGTTACCGCGCGCGGGTTACTCGATTCGGACGCACCGTACCCAAACGTCTACAAGAGCGCCATCGTTCGTCGCGCCTGCCGTGGCATCCGGGTCCACCACAAGGTCCGCATACAGACTGCCGTCTGCAACCACCTCGTTGTTCGCCAGCACCACAGCCGCGGTCGGGAACCGCGCGCCGGACCCGTTCGCGTAGTCGTCGTCCAGCGCGAAGTCGGCCACTACGTCGCTCTCGGTCTCGCTCGCAGCGCCGTCTCCTCGGATTACGGTCATGTCCAGCGCGCCGCCGTCACCGTCCGTGAAGTCCGCTACGGTCAGGTCGACAACCTCAAACCCCACTTCCAGAATGCGGAACTTAAATGGCGCGCTCTTCGCGGTGAAGAACGGCGTCCGGTAGGTGGTGGCCGCAGCCGGACTGTTCTCGTCGATGCCGCACCGCGCAATCAGCGTGAACTCCTGCCCGCGCGCGACATCCGCGACAGTTCCAACTGCGCGCAGCCCGCCAATTGTCCCCATTGTACTTTCGGGGTTTTGCGTGATGCACCCAATTACGATCTCGTGGTCATGCTCCACCTCAACGTGGGGCGCCCAATTTTCTCTTCGTGGCATCGTTCAATTTCCTTTCGTTTTGTTCTCGCCCGCTGGAGAGCCGCGTTCGCGCGATCGCTCGACCCCCAGCAGGACCCCTAGCCTTATCACTTCGCCTGTCAACGCGACGAGTTCGCCACGCATTGCGTCAATCGACTTCTCTTGCCGCGCTTGCGCCGTCGCCAGCGTTTCTACCCGGTCCCGCACCATCCGTTCCACTTCCGCGCGCGTGACCAACGAGCGCGCCAGAGTGAACCACGTGCCTGCGCTCCCAATCGCGCCAGCCAAGATCGCGGGTATCAGTTGTGCCAGCGAAATTTCCATTCTCGCTCCAGCCTGTGTGTCAAAAGTGGGCAGGGGCTCCAAGATCGCGTGCTGCACTCAACCGGTCCCCACCAATGGCGCAGTCCTGCGTTCCTGGAGCCCGCCCATCCGATCTATTATAGGCCGTGATTTTGTCCAGGTCAAGCCCCTTGACACAGCCCGCCGGGGGTGCTATCGTCGAGTGGAAGGCAAAAGTGTTTCTTGTTAAAGGGAGAAGAACCGTGAAGATTGAGAGCGCAAAAACGCAGGGTGAAGGACAGTCGTTGGATAGCTTTAACAATGGCGATTGTATCCGCCTTGTTGACAACGGCCTCAGCGAGTTGTTCTTAGACAGTGTATACATTGTGGGCACCTCCGGAGAAGGCCGACTGGCGATTAATCTTCTCGATGGGTGTCACCGACGTGAAGGTGGATTCGTGCTTGAACCAAATGCGAAAGTTGTAACTGGATGAACTTTGCTCCAGGTAGTCACGTTTTGGAAGAACCGCTTGCAGAGGGATACTCGCGCCGCGTGGTGCCTACGTTTCCGCTGCACGTCAACGGACGGCAAACTGCCCTGCTGGTGCTTGGAGAGGCGCCCGGCCGGCAAGAAGACGAGACGGGCGAGCCGTTCGTTGGGTGGTCGGGCCAGTTGCTCCGCACTGCGTACATTGACTATTGGAAGCTACAAGATCACGCGGACGTGTTCCTGTCCAACGCAGTTCGGTCTCGCCCACCGGGCAACCGCACGCCCAAGCCAAAAGAGATCAAGGCGCACGCGGACATGCTTGTCCACGACGTGACCGAATTGCAGTCGGCGTACTCTGAGGTGTTCGTACTGTGTGCCGGAGCTGTTGCGTGCCAAGCGCTGGGCATGGCCAAAACGCTTACAGCAGCATTTAAGAGCCAAGGCGGCACTCTGCCATTCGCGGCGGGACACGTGCGCGCGTATGCCACGTTTCACCCTGCGTCTCTCGCAGACCGCGGCAAGAACAAACGGCGCCGTGGGCCTCGCCGCGCACGTACTGACAAGGGACCTGCACTGGAGTCACACTTATCACTCTTGCAGCGTGCGCTGTCGGGCCAGGACCCAGTGCAGGAACCCGCTGCCGCTTGCGAATGGCTTACTGCTCCTGGCGTTACAGAGATTACGGCATTTGGCACGCCAGACGCTTTGGCGTGTGACACTGAAACTTATGGATGCTTGGGGGGTGGGGAACAATCGCAATTCCAGCCGGACAAGTCTTTGCACTGGGACAATGTGAATCCCGATCAGGTCTTTGTTAGTGCTGCGCTGGCATGGGTTGGCCGTGGCACGGGTAGGAAGGGTGCTGGCTTTTACAACTTGCAAGACCCTGAGCACCGGGCTACGTTTGTTTCGGTACTTCGATGGGTACAAAAACGCGACTGCCTGCTATTGTTCCACAATTGCGCCTTCGATGTACCGTTTCTGCGCCGGTTCCTGCCAGCGTGCGCTCGCTACCTGGAGCCGCCGACCAAGCTGGCCGATTTAATGATCGAATCGCACATGGTAGATGACTTGCGCCCCGAGCGCTCGCTCAAAGCGCTGTCGCCTCTCATGCTCGGCCAGCGTGGACTGTACACTGAAGAGCAACGCACGTTTGACTACACCGGCCCGGACGACCCGGATCTTGCACGCTACAACGTGGCCGATGTAGAGCGCACTTTGGAATGCTACTGCCTGTGCCGCGAGGCGTTCCCGCGCATCTACGGCGCGAACACAAACAAGGGTTCGCCATACGCCGACGATTGGTCTTCCAAGGTGCTGCACTTGGTCACGCACATGACCGAAGTTGGCATCCCTATCGACGAGCCCGGTTTGCGCGCCCTGGATACACGCTTGCGTGTTCGGTTGGAGCGCATCGAACGGCTGGCGCGGGACACTTTAGGTCTCGTGCTCTCGGGTAAAGTAGGCAAGGGCTCCGACACTTCCAAGCGTGCAGCGGTGTCGGATGCCGCAACGCTGTGCCCGGACAACGTCGCCGCGCAAATCATATTAACCCCAACTGGTAAGTTTCCCTACGACGAGGTTGCACGCGCGTTGCTCATGCCCGAAATGCAGGGTCGATGGGGTGGTGATGGCACAGTAGAAAACGGCGACCCCCCGCGCCGGGGAGCGTGGCGTAAGCTGCACGTGTTGGGGCTGCACCAAGGCGTTGCCAAGCTCATCAACACGTATACGGGGCCAATGCTCCGGGGCCGCGTCAAGAAGAAAGCGACCAAGGAAACCAAGACAAAGCCAGCACGCGAAGCGGTTATCAATCACGCACCGCGCGTGATCCGCGGGCGCATCTACCCAACGTGGTATCCAGTGGCCCGCGAGTTTGGGGACACAGGTCAGAGCGGGGGTACCCGGCAGATACGGTTTGCCGCCAAGGACCCTGCCGTTCCGACGTTTCCGCCCTGCATTAAAGACCTGCTGCAAATTGACATCTGGGCCGACTACTCCGGCATCGAACTGAGGACTGCTGCGCTGATGTCCGGCGACCCGGTGATGATGGCCGAACTGTCGGGCGACGATGGCGATCTGCACACTCGCACGGCACGCGTTATCCTTGGGAACAAGTTCGTAGATGACAGGATCAAGATGTACGGCCCGAAGGCGTGGAAAGGTGGCAAGCACCGCTACGCTGGTAAGCGCACCAATTTCCTCATGCTGTACTTGGGAGGTGCAGACAAGCTGCAAGCTACGCTCCTAGACGCGCTCGGGGAGAACTATCCAGTGTCTCGGTGTCAGCAGGTCATTACCGATTTTTGGGTTATGTACCCAGGACTGCGTGCTTTTCTTGATGGTGTGATTGACTTCGTCCGGCGCAAGGGCTATTATGAATTACCGCTGACGGGTCACTCGCGCTTGTTCGATCGGCACAACCCGCCGATCAACGAGTGTGCAAACTTTCCGTTCCAAGCGACTGCGGCAGCCATCACGATTTGTGCTCAGTACGAGCTGTGGCAACTAGCGCGGTCGGAAGGTGTAGGAATGAACTGTGGCTGTAACATCTATGATGCTGTCGGAATCGAGTTGCACGCCCGCGAGCGCCGGCTTCACGGAACACAGCGTGCCCGTGCTCTTATTGATCGCGCGCTCCCTCAGCCATCGTACTACAAGGACTTGTGTTCCCACTTGGGACGAACCTTGCCGCTGGCTTACGAAGTAAAGGAACCAAAGCAATGAAAGACAAGTGCGTAATTTACCACGCCAACTGCCCCGACGGATTTACTGGGGCGTGGCTCCTGTGGCGTGCATTCGGCGACGACGGCGTTCAATACTGCCCGGCCAACTATGGGGACGATCCGCCTGACGTTGTGGGAAAGGATGTGTACATTGTAGATTTCTCGTACCCGCGGGACGTATTGCAAGACATGCACTCCAAAGCAGCGTCCCTCCACGTTTGGGACCACCACAAGACCGCTGAGAAGAACTGCCAGGGCTTGGATTTTTGCACCTTCGACATGGACCGCTGCGGGTCTCGCCTCTTGTTCGAGACTTGTATTCGTGACAATTTTCCTGGAACGTGGTGGCACGACAAAACGCGCGATTTTGTGCAGTACATCGACGACAACGACCGCGGGGTGAGAGCGCTGCCAAACACCGACGAAGTGCGCGCAGCGTATTGCGCTACGCCGTTTTCGTTTCCCCAATGGGGCGCGCTCGTGGCAAAGGGCATCGGCGAGTGGGTTCGGATGGGCCGGCAGATTCTTGATTACCAGCAGTTGTGCATCGATCAACACGCACCGACAGCTACGTGGCGGCGCTTGTGGGGCTATGATTACAAGGTTCCTATTGTCAACTTGACATTCAAGCACATTATTTCTCCGCTGCTCGGGGAGCTAGCAGAACACGCACCGTTTGCCGCTGCGTTTTGGTTTGACGGCAAGCAATGGACCTTTTCGTTGCGTTCCCGCGAAGGGGGTACTGACGTATCTGAAGTTGCACGGGGGTTTGGCGGCGGTGGGCACAAAAACGCAGCCGGCTTTCGGGTGAAGAACCTTTCCGACGCGGTGCAGCTATGAGCCACGTAACGACAGCGTTGTTGATAGCAGCTTACGTCTTACTGGCGGGTACCTGCGCGTTTGAAAAGCGGTGGCCCGTGTGCCTATACTGGGTTGGGGCCGTAATCGTGACGGGCGGCGTGTTGTGGATGAGCGCACGTATGGAGATTCCAAAGTGAGTGAGAAATCAATCGAAGATCGCGTTGTGGACTGGATTAGCCGCCACGGCAACAAGGGAACCACGTCCCGCGACTTGGTAGCCTCCCGCATTGTGCCTAATGCCGAGGCCGCGCGTAAGGTTTTGAGGCGGCTGTTCAATGCAGTAGGTGGGACGTGGAAGCACAACAAGTTCTATCTGCTCAGTTCACAGATACGCGCTGGAACCGACTTGGACACCCACGATCCTCGGTTTCGCTCAGACTTGCTGCGGCTTCTGCGCAAGCCTACTACGATAAAGCAATTAGGTTCCAAGCTGCGCATTCATGCTACCGATGTGGAACAGGCTTTAACTGATTTGGAGGGGTCAGGTTACATCGTCGAGCGCGTTGGCCAGCGCGTTACGTTGGGAGTCGCGGTGCCTGAGAGCGCTCGCCGCATTGTGCGCGCCAACCATTTCATCGACAAGCCAGTTCTATTTGGCATCGTGGCAGATATGCACATGTGCTCTAAGTCGGAGCGCCTGGATGTTGTCAATGCCGCTTACGATGAGTTTGCTGCGCAAGGCATTGATACGGTACTGTGTCCGGGTAACTACGTCGACGGCGAAGCGCGGTTCAACCGCTATGAATTGTACGCTCACGGAATCGCAGACCAGTGCCAGTATTGCATTGACCATTGGCCGCAGCGCAAGGGCATCAAGACGTTCTACATTGACGGCGACTGCCACGAAGGTTGGTACCTCACGCGGGAGGGAATCGAATTCGGCCGGTACCTCATGTTGGAAGCACAGCGGCAAGGTCGCGAAGACCTTGTGTACCTCGGGTCGATGGAAGCGGACATCGAACTGAAAGCGCCGAAAGGCTCTGCGGTCATCAAGATCATGCACCCTGGTGGTGGTACAGCTTACGCTATTTCATACGCAGTCCAAAAGCTTGCTGAGAGCTACCAGGGAGGAGAGAAACCCGCAGTCGCAATCGTAGGCCACTACCACAAATTTGAGTATTCGTTTCCGCGTTCGATTCACATGCTGCAACCGGGTTGCTGTCAAGACCAGACGCGATTCATGCGTAAGCTCAAGCTCGCAGCGCACGTTGGCTTTAGTACCATCGAGTTGCAACAAGACGTGGGCGGTTCCATTACGCGCTTTACCCCAACCTTCTTTCCGTTTTGGGACCGCGGCTACTACTTATCCCGTGACGGGCAAGCTGCCGCAACGCGGCTCCAACGCAAAACTAAGGCGCGTAGCAAGTGATACGGGTGTTTGTAGACGAGTTGGACGACGCGAATGGAGACCAACCCTACGAGGAGTCTCCTGGTGTGTGGATATGCCGCCGTTGCTCTGCGGAAATCTACCATCGCGATTCGCTATGTCGCCATTGCAAGCGTGCCGACACACTTCGGCAGCGGCAACAACAGGAGGGACTAGATGCAACGTCATGTGAGGACTGAAAATGTTGTTAGGTGTCCATCGTGTGGTAAGGCTTACGAAGTCTTTAACATGATGGTTGGAGACCAGTCAAGGTGTCCTGCTTGCCTAGACAAATTGGCTAAGGAAGTTGAAGAAAACCGCAGCGGCCATGAGAGAGGAGGAACCAGACGATGAGTGAGTATCAAGTGGAGAAGTTCCCGTGGCCGGGGGCAGAAGGGTGTTTCCTCGCGCTTTCATGCCGCAAGACGGACAAGAACTGCAACGGCGTGCAGCCTGCTGTTTCCTTCTTGTGCATCTTAGGGGATGTAGCTGCCGAGTGGGAACCAACCAACGGCCCTATTCAACTTTGGTTTCGTGGGGACGACGAAGAACACTACACGTTCCCGCGGATACGTGCTAATAGAGGTGACTGGTCACAGTTATCCGTAGACCACGAGGGACTTCCCCGAATGGCCAACGCAGGAAACTACGCGGGTGTATTTGAAGTGCTCCGAGAGTGGGCCGATCGGGAACCCCCGGAGGAGAATCCCAATGAGTAAAGGAAGCCGCCCCCGGCCGTGCAACAAGCAGAGATTCGACGAGAATTACGCTCGCGTTTTCGGCCCCAAGAAGCTAAACGTCTGGACGGAAAAGCAACCGCAGTGCCCAGCGAAGCTGTGTGAGTATTACCAAACCCTACCGGGAGGTTGTTCTCACTGCGGTCGAAATGTCCAACCGGAAGGAAAGTCAGATGGGATTCAAGGGGACACTGGAGACGGAACGCGCGATCGAGCAGGTGGTGGACGCACTGCTCAAGTGCCCCAAGAGCCGGGAGGAGCACCTGATTCGCAAGCTGCGGAACCTGTGGAACCGCCGCCTCGCGGAAATTGCGGGGACTGGGGCTACTCCCTCGGCCGCCCTTCGTGTGGAGGAGTGTTCTAATGCAGAAGAAACGCCAACGTAAGATGTCAGACAGACGCCGCGCCGTAGTCGCCACGCGCAAGGCCGAGGTTGCCGAGTTGAAAGACGCGCGGTTTGCCGAAATCGCTGACATGATCGCTAGGCGCCTCGAACCCCGCATCAAACTGCTAGTCCAAGTCGAAGTCGCCAGGGCGGTGACTGACCTAGCCAAGCGCCAGTTGGCTGCGCGCGTTGTGGAGAAAAATGGTGCCTAGACCTGGCTCCGTTGAATACTTTTGGGAGGAGCTACACCGTTTCCGAGAAGCGTTTGGAAACAACCGCAACTCACTGGAGAAGCTCGACCAACTGTTTTGCGGCTTATTCTACGTCGCGGCGCACACTGAGGGTGAAACGCCACCCGGCTGGGAAGCGATTTGTGTGGAATGGCCGCGTCGTCGTGTCTTAATGGCAGCACACCTCGGAGCTTCGGAGGGCAAATGAAAACTGCGACCGTAATGATCGACTCGCGAGAGGACCTGCACTGGCGCTTGCCGTTCCCGGACCACGTGAAGGTACACCCACAGCGGTCCCGTAACCCGGTCATCATAAAAATCAAAAAGCGGGTTGACAAACTTGACGCGGGCGACTATTGTTTAGATGGGTACGCAAGCCGGTGCCTGGTCGAAACGAAGCGGTCGGCCCGCGAGTTGGCAGGCAACTTGCTTACTGACGATTTCCGTCGGGCTAATGCAGCTTTTGAGAAGCTCTCTTGTGCGACCGCGTTTCCGCTGTTGGTTTGCGAGTTCAGCCAAGCCGACTTGCTCACGGAAGCAGAGGACGGCCGCGTGATGGATGCTCTTTCCTGGTGCGTAGCACGCCACCGCTTGAACGTGTGGTTTGCAGGCCCACGCGGCGCCAAAGACGCCCGCCGCAAAACCGCTGAATGCGTCTTACGTTTAATGCTGGAACTATCCAATTGGGAGGAACCACCGTGCAGAAGCTCACCGAACAACAAGTCCGGCACTGGATCAATTCCATCGTCGGGGTAGAATGTCTCGCTGAAGATTGCGAACGTGCAGTCTCACCCGTTGCCCGAGCTGCAACTCTTGCGCTCGCAGATGTGCCGTATGTGGAAACCTACAGCCGGCTAGAAGCTTTTACAAAGAATACCAGTCTGCGTAAGTTCCGCGCGTTTCTAGACGAAGTCGTGCGGGTTATGGACGACTGCGGCGTGCACCCTTGGACCACCGCCGACGAAGGGAAGGTGTCCCCATGAACGCGCTACTCGAAGTCAAAAGTGGAAGGCACAAGATGCTGCTCAATCCCAGTGCGGTCGTGTGGGCGGCACCCAAAACAGGCGAAAATCATGTCTGCGTTGCTACAATGAGCGCTGCCAACGAAGACGGGTCCGCGTTTTTAGTGTTTGACTGTTCTTACGAGAAATTCAAACGCGGGTGGTTAAACGCTCTCAACTACGACCTTGTGTTCGGCGACGTTGAAATTCCTGGCGCATCGGGAACCAAAGAAGTGGTTGCGGTATGACACAATCAACCAAGCCAACAAATCCCAAGGATCGCGCAGCCACGTCGCGGCTGGACCTGAGTCTATTCCCGGCGACGGCCCGCGTCTACGGGGCGCTCGCCATGACAGAGGGGCATTTGAAGTACGGCGGCTACAACTACCGGGACGCTGGCGTACTGGCATCGATCTACTATGCCGCTGCCGGTCGCCATCTAGATAAGTGGTTCAACGGTCAAAAGCTCGACCCCAAAACGGGTGTTCCCCACCTTGCCAACGCCCTTGCCTGCATTGCGGTTCTTATCGATGCGGTAGAGTGCGACAAGCTAAATGACGATCGGCCACCGCGTTGCGACATGGACCGCCTACTGGCAGGGGCTGAAGAGTATGTAGCCCAGTTGCAAAAACTGTTCCCCAACGGTCCCGCGCGCTTTACCCACATGCCGCCTGCACAGAGAAAAAAACCAGCGTCGGAGTCTTGTGTCGATTCGGAGTGGATACATGATTTCTGACCTTTCCAAAATGACGGAAGTGCGGGAAGTTTCGCTGCGGTCTACATTCATGTCGGACAGCGAACGGTGTCCTCGGTGCGCCCTGTTGCGCCACCGGGCCGGGCTTGTTCCGCGTGGCCACACATCCGACGCACGATTCCGCGGGGACATTATGCACAAGATCGTCGCCGAGATCCTCCGCGGCAAGATGCAGGAGCAAGCAGAGAGTGCCGCCCATACTCGCTTGACCGAAACATCGCAGAGCATTGTCGACTCGCTCACGGATTCTGGATATACGCCCGCGGGCAAGACTCCAGAAGAAGCGATCAAGAGCCTGGAGACCGAAACCAAGGTTGCTATCGCCATGTCCCGCGCCTACTGCAAATTCTTCGGTATCCGCGCCGGCTCAGCCGACGTTCTCGTGGATCACGATGGCGAGATCATCCACCAAGCGCTTCCTATCCACAAAAACTCGGTGGAACTCCACATCCGTATCGTCCAGCCGCAAGTAGGTGGTCCTGGAGAAGCCGGCACACTGGATGGGGTGCTCATTGACGAACCCAAGCGTTCGCTGTACGTGCTCGACCATAAGTCCTCTGGTCTGGACATTGTGCAGTACATCCGCACGCTTCCACTTGCCGCGCAAACACTCTTGTACCCACGCTTGGCCCGAATGTTTTGTGGGAGCGGCGACTTGAAAGTAGCCGGTATCATCTACAACGTGATCCGCACGCCGACTATCCGCATGAAGAAGGAATACGGTGGGAGCATCGACAAGTATTGTGAAGCTGTAGACAAATGGTACCGCGGAGAGCACAATTTCGAGGCGGTGATGGCCCAGACGATCATTCGCCCTTCTCCAGAGTTAAAAGTGCTCTCGACACAACGGCTTGACAATGCTGCGCGTTACTGCACAGCGCCACCCCTGCTGGAGAACTTCCCCGCCACGGGCGGCACTGCGTGCAATGCGTACAACTCGCTTTGCCAGTTCATCGGGTTATGTACAACAGACACAAGTTTGTGGCCAGAACAGCTAGAGCGGTACGATAGAGACTGGCGCGACGACGAATCCAAAACAGGAGAGACCCCGTGACTACGACTCAAAGCGTAACGAACGTAATGACCAAGCGCGCGGTGAAGTTGCCCGCCGCGCTCACCGGTAAGATGAGAGTGTGCGCGCCGTTTGAGGCACCGGACCTGGACTCGTTGTTCCTTGTAATCCAGGGGCGTCCCGGCTGCGGCAAGTCCTCGTTGGTCGCATCCAATCCGCGCTGTCTCTTTTTCGATCTGGAGAAGAACGCGGGTACAGTAATCGACCCTGCCGCCGAGCGCGTGCAAGTGCGGCCCACGTCGACTACCGCCGCCAAAGACATCCGCGCCGGCGTAGATGGCTTCCTGTCTGCCTACCGCACCGACACTGCACTCCGCGAGGCGATTTCCACAATCGCGTTTGACTCGTATGACCGCCTTGTGGAGATTTTCCTCCGGGACCTCTGTCGCGAGCACAACTTGGAGGACGCCGGCGAGTACAAGACCGGCCACGGCAAGGGGTACTTTAAGGTCCGCGATGAGCTGTTTGACATGTTCGAGCGCATCCTGCAAGCCGGGTTGGGTGTTATGCTCACGGCCCACTTGGGGCCACAGGACATTCGTATTCCCGGCAAGAGCGAACCAGAAACACACATCACGCTCTCGGTGTCCAAGACATTCCGCAACACGCTGGTCCGCACACGGCACATGATGTTTCGCATAGAGTGCCAGCCCGTTATGATTACCAAGACTACTGCTGCCGGTGTCAAGATCAAGTTGCCGTCCAACGATCCGTCAGCGTGTGAGTACGTGCTTATTACCAACACGGCTACCAACGCCAACGATTTCGACTCGCCCAAGTCGTCAGTCCCACTCGGTTCCAAGTTAGTCATCCCCGCGGCGGGCGGCTGGCAGGCACTTCGGGATGCCTACGCCGGTGCTGTAGAAACACGAAGAAACCAGAGCCGCGCCCTTGACACCGCGGCTCCCAAAGGCAATAATCAAACAGGAGGACAGTAATGGCTACGCTACTTGAAGATGCAGTTCGCGCACTGGTCGGACCGGCCGCAACAGTCGACTTGGTGTCTGATGATCTAGACTTCATGGTGAACGACGCTGCCGGCGGGAACATGGACGACGCCTTTGAACTCGGCGTTAAAGCCGGCGAAGCTTCGATGGCCCGGCAAGTTTCGGAACTTTTGAGCAGTTAAATCTGGAGCGCGCAAGTAGCCGCTCCGTCCGTCAGTCAGTTACAGCAAGAGGAGAATTTCAATGTCGGAAGAGCAAGGATTCATGGACGTTCTGGCCGGGTTCATTCCCGTTGCCAGAGACACCGAAGTTGGGGACGGTGGCTACTTTATTCCCAAGGGCGAAAAGCATCTGTCCCTCAACACAGCCGAGTTCGAGCCGGGCACGAATGACTACGGCCCGTTCGTCAAGGCCACCCTTACTTGGGGCATCTGTGACCCCGGTGAGGACCAAGACCGTGAGTTCTCGACTGTGTATTTTGTGAACCCCACCAAAGACGGTAAGCTGTCCTTTGGCGGTCAAGACCTTCTGCGCCTCGCCGCGGTATTTGCAGGCGAGCCGATCGCGGACAACAACCCCGTCAACGCCGTGGCAGTCATTCAAGGTTCCATCAGCGCTGTCATCAAGGCCAAGTGCTCCGTGCGCAAGGACAAGAAGTCGGGCAACGAGTACCCCCGCGTCCGCCCGCTCTCCCTGGAAGCTACCCCCGGGGATTCTCAGTAACCGCACCCCTGTATGGGAACCATGCCCGCCAGAGCGTGGGAATAAAAAAAAATCTGGCAGTCCGGCGGTGGCGTAAATGGCAACCGCATGGGATGGCATCTGGACACGAAAGTGGTCATTCCTGCCCTGAGAGGGTTTGCAGGTTCGAGTCCTGCCCGCCGAAATGGAGACTGAGTGGGGCGACACCTGCCCGGATGACAAATACGCATGGGCCATTGGTGGGGACCGGTTGGGGTCATGCGTTCCAGTCGTCCAAAGTGGCGTGACTGCTGGAGAGACAGCGATTTTCTAACCAAAAAGGAACTACCCATGAAGTTTACAGTGAGCAACAACGAGCGGCCCGACATCGTTTTCCGCGCCGAAATTGATGACGACGGGGACTTAATGCTGTACGCCAATGGCTACAAGCTACTCTTCATCACGCACAGGACGGGATGCTTAGTCCCGATGGATGTACCGGACGACCAGCTCGCGGCGTTGGCGGGGTTATCATTTAATAAAAAGGGCCGCATTACGATATCCGTATGAGCAGAACACACAAAGGACAAAAAGCAGCGCCGCAGTGCAACGAGCCCGATGCCGAACGCGAGGTCCCTACTGTGTGCCGGTGGTGCAAAGGCACGCACGAGATAACCATCAACTTCAAGACCAAGCCGTGCGATTGCGTAAAGCAGGAAAACACTGGTTGCGTGGGACAGGAGAACATTGGCCGTGGATGGCACGTGAAAAAGACGTTCACTGTGGGTGCGTAAGGGGCAACCGGTCCCCACCAATGGTCAATTTTACATTTGAGGGAGAAAACAGATGAAAATTGTGGGCTGTGATATTACTTTGGTGCCGGTGTCGAGTCTTGTGCCCGGCAGCACGTTTCGGTACGGTAGCGATTACTACGTCAGCACGTGTGCCGGGGTACGTAAACAAGACATTTGGGGAATCAATCTGGAAAATGGCAATTTTATCACCTCCGCTTCGACGGTGGTAGAGCCTGTAGTTATGGAAGCGCGCGTGTTGTGAGGCAGACGCGTGTACAACTAGATCTGCACACGCACTGGCGGGCGCCGGGGCAGGCAAGCGGGGTCAAGGTGCGACTGGCTGCGGCGCGGATGCTAATGGCTGTGAAGATCGCCATGCGTAGCCTGCCCGCGCAGACACGAATCGCGTGGGGTGGGCCGTACTCGCAGGAGCCGCCGGTCATGCGCGTGGTGTGGGGGTGGCCGCTAGCGGATGACTGGCACAAGATCGGTGTGTACTCAGGCTTGGCCGACAGTGACCCGCGCACGCGAATGCGGTGGACTGTCTCCAAGCGCGCGCTCCGTTTGCAGATGGGGCACGAAACGCTCCCTTGCAGCAAATGGAACGGTGTACTGTCTTGTGATCCCGATGAGGAAACCTCGATGCGCATAGTCCTTCACGCGCGCCCGCAGTCGTACGTATCGCGCACGCCCTCCAAGACGCGCCCTGTAGCCCCCGGACCCAACGATCCTTTCCCGGAGATTGTGTTGCCATGAAAGCGTGGTTGAAAGACAAGCTGCGGTGTTGGTGTTATGATATCGGCTGGTGTCCAACTTGCCGCCGGTTGATTAGGCACGAACGATGCGAACCGTTTGCCGACTGCGGCTGCGGTTTGATAGAGTGGACAGGAAAGCCACCGTTGCTGGAGAGGCTGCGGTGGTGGCTGGACCGTGTCGTCCCGCGAGGGTAGCGTGAAGCGGCTAGATGAACTATACCAAGAAGCGTTTGGGTGGGGGCCAGCGCAGTTGGCGTGTGTGCATCTGGCGCTGGGGTGCTACCTGGCGCCGCGGTGGCCGGCGCATCAGAGCCCTGCGTGGGCTGTAATGGTTGGCCCGCAATCGTGTGGCAAGAGCACCATCCTGAGCATGTTCGATGGCATCCCGTACAGCGTGTGCGTAGACCATCTAACACGCAATGCGCTTACGTCGTGCTACTCGGACGAGGATGACCCAGAAGCGGACCACTCGCTGTTCCACAAGCTGTCGGTAGGTACGCATCCGGTGGGGGAAAAGGTGTGGATTGTGCAAGAGCTATCGTCCATACTCGCGATGGAGCCTGTGGTCCTGGAGAAACACTTTGCAGACCTGCGCGCGGCCCACGTGGGCAAGCATGTGTCTCATGGCGGCATGTCCGGTACGCGCGTTCGCAACATTGGGTCGTTCGGTATGCTGATCGGGACGACGGAGGCGTTCGAGCCGATACGCGCCAAGATGACTACGTTTGGGGACCGCTTCCTGGCAATTCGCATGGCCCGGCACGCGGACGCGTTTGAGGACCTGCGCGCCGAGTCTGATCGCGCTTGGGCCTGTGATGCAAGAAAGCAGGCTCAGATGAAGCTCCTAATCCGAGAAGAGACGCACAAGATCATCAACCGCGGCATTGCCAATTTGTCTAGCCCGGTAACTGGGCAGGACCCGCCTACGATTTCGATTCCGCCTGCGCTGGCAGACCGGCTGTCTGCGTGGACCACGATCCACAGCACGTTTGCGACGGCGCCGCTGCACAACGGCGTACTGGCAACTGCGGTGGGCAAGCCGTATCGTATAGTGGAGCAGGTACGTTCGTGGGGAGACACGCACGCGCTTTTGAACGAACGGACCGAGTGGAACGAGTCCGAAATGTTGGTGGCCCGGCGCGTGTTCCAGGACTCAATGCCGCGGGGCCACTGGGATTTGTTATCGGCGCTCGCGCAGCCCAACGGCGCGCCTACCACAAACATGAACCTGATTCGACAGTGGGCCTATCTGGGTGCGGTGGAAACCACGGATGGTTCGGACATAGAATACGGTAGGGAGCGGACGTACCGCCTCACAAAGAAGTATTGTCAATTGGCAGAAAGGACAGGGTATTTTGATGGCTAGCAACAAGTGGTGTACAACGGTTGATGGTAAAGAAATCAACCTGTTTGATCCAGACCCGTCTATATTCACAGTGGACCGCATCGCGAACGCGTTAGCGCGGATCAACCGGTTTGCGGGCGCCTGGGAACGCGCCGTCAGCGTGGCCCGCCACTCCATGCGCGTGGCCGAACGTCTCCGCGCGGACGGCTGTGACATCGAAACTCAGTTGCAAGGACTTTTCCACGATGCCGCCGAAGCCTTCACCACTGACATTCCTTCTCCGCTCAAGAAACTCCTGTTTGTCGCGGCCCCTCGGCTTGGGAAGGAATACGTGACTTACGAGAGGTTTGAGAATTTTCTAATCCATTCCATCTTTGATTGGTTAAGAATCGAATGGCCGCTGCGGCCGGAAGTACATACAGCGGACAAGCTGCTTACAGAACACGAAAAGCCTTGGGTTGCTGGCAAAGAGTGCAACCTGTATCGTGGCTTGTCAACGGACCCGGACGTTGTTGCGGAGGCGTTCAAGATTCGTGCGGAGAATCTGTTCAACGAGCGCGCGCACGCCGCCGACCTGATTAGAGGAGCGAGCAAATGACTCGCATTGAGCAACTTGAACAAAGCTGGCGCAATCTGGAAGCGGACGTGTCCAGCAAACTCCGCAAAACCAACGCGCGGTCAAATACCTACACGGAGAGACGTTGTCGCGAGCGCGATCCTAAGAGCAAATTTCCTTCTCTGCCGTCTAGTGACGAAACTATTGAACGGGCCAGAGCCGCCGAGCTAGCATCTACACTGGATTTGATTCATACCGCGATGCGCGAGTTGGGGTTGCGGTATGATTAAGTGGGTCAGGGGAAGATAGTCGGGACGCGGGTGCGCTGGCGACCAATTGCATACGGGTCAACTTCGGACATGGGGTCAAGGTCATTGGTGTAGGTGGGCAGTTCGGCCGCAACCGGCTTGTACAGGCCGCTGCGGACGGCGCGGCCGACTGGTCCCTGGAACGCGGCTGCTTCGTAGAACGGGCGCACATCGCGCGGCAAGGCAGATAGCTGCTTCTCGATGCGGGTCATCTTACGGCGCCGCTGCATCTGCCTTAACTGGTCCGTTGTGAGCGCGATGGGGTGGCCGAACCGGCGCACGTGCTCGGCTTCGATATTGGATGCTTTGGTGGCGTCGTTGGCAAAGAGCGCGTCCAAGTACAAGCGGCGGGTTTCCTTGATCGCGTTTGAGTCCAGCCTCAACCGGTTTGCCAGTTCAGCTTCCTGGTCAATTGCACCGCCCTTGATCCCCAACGAATGCCGGACAAGTTCCCAGGGCTTGTAGTACCCGACCAAGCTACCCTTTCCAGTGTACACAGGAATGCGACCAGTATGCGGGTCTCGTCCTGCATAGTCGGCGTGCTTGCGGTTGAGCCACCGGGCTGCCGGCTTGCCCACACCCTCGTTGATTCCTGGCACCAACCCCAGAGCACGCGCGGCCGCTACACCGCCGGGCACCAGCAACGGCATCTGTCGCGTGAACTGGTCCCAATCGCCAGACCCCGCTGCCGACAAGAACCCCCCCACGATGGTGGCGGCTGGAGGTACAATCGGGAGCGGGGCCAAGATGCTCCCGCGGTCATCGACGTTTGTAAAAGACGGCAGCGCACCCCCAATCAATGCGTCCTTCATGTTCACGCCAAGCGTCTGGCCCACCTCCATCGTGGCCCACGAGTACATGACCTGGCGGGAGATTTGCGAAAAGTCCCGCTCTTGGATCGCGCGCCGGAAACCCTCCAGCGTGAACTCGGTGAACTTTATGGGGAACATGGCCAGTTGCCGAACGACTGGCTGCCCAAACGTCCCAGCAGGAAGGAACGCCATCGGAGTATCAGTCAATCCTGGCACGAACTGGGTCCGCACAGCCACTTGGTGCGCGTGCTTGATCGCTTCTGCCCCACGCATTCCACCTGCCTTAGCGTGTGTTAGGCCCGCGTAGAACCCAGACATACGCACGTTGGTTTCTGACAGCTTGAACAGTGACATCGCCGCGCGCTTGGCCTTTTCCACTGTACTCACACCAATAGGCGCCGTCTTTTGCAGCCGGTAGGCAGATTCCATTGCGCGTCCAAGCACTTCGTCCGTGAGCGGACTGCCGTGCAACCCCGACTCTACGAACTCAGGGAACACCCGCTTGAGTGCATCTGCATGGCCGATCTTTTGCGCCAGCCGCGCCTCGAAGTACCGCGGCATCCGCTTCAATACTTCCAATTGGCCCGCAAGTGCGTTCTTGCCCCCAACCAGCGGCGCCGTAGTAAGCACCTGCTGGAACGTGTTTTTGAACGCAGCAGACGGGTTGAGTCCCAACGTGCTCAAGTAGAAGTAGCTCGCGACCGAGTGGGAAAACCCACGTAGGCTGAAAGCACCCATGCTGCTACTGTACATGTCCCGCATGTGGTTGGCAAAGTCGTCGCCCACCGCCACCCGAACGCGTGGTGATTCCATCAAGCCGATGATCTGTCCCCACCGTTGATCCCACAACTGTGCATTGAGTGCCTGGCGCGGTGTTGGCCTGCCCAGCGCGGACGGGATAACAGTGTTCTCCAGCATACGCGCGCGCCAGCCAGCTTTCGCGTCCACCTTGCCGAGCAGTTTTGCGCGCTGCAACTCGCCGAGTATCTTTGGCCCGTTCCCGCGGATCGACCACGCATACGTGTTTCCGATCGAGTGGTAGTAGTTCTGGAGGACCGGCTCCAGGCGCAGTGAATACTGCTTAGGCATGTGCTCCGCGATGCCGGTTACGAACAAGTCCCGCTCGCCGTCAGCCACTAGGTTTTTGCCCTGCGCAGTGATCTCGTCTAGCGTTTTGCGGCGAAACGTCCTAAGTGTGCGGTCGGACATACCTGCTTTCCCAAATCCCTTGAGCAGTTTGTCCTTCACGCCGTTTTGCAATCGGGTCAGGGCTGCGGGGTCTACCAAGTCTCCAAGCAACCCAAGTTCCTGGAGCGCCGGCATCATAGCGCCCTCGCGGCGGTAGAACTCACGCCCCAAAAACGTGACGGTTTGCAGTTGCGCCTTACGGGAAAACTCTTGTCCGTTTGCGGTCGCCGTAATCGCATCATGTACCCGTTTGGCGTCGGCCTGCGTGCGAATCGTCCGGTGCGGCATGTAATCCGGGACACCTTTCCACTTGCCCTGCTTGAGCCACGTCTGCATGGCCTTCATGTCAGACACATCGTAGCCCAAACCCTCTAGCCGCTTAGCCGTGTTCCGTAAGCCAGTGATGAACTCTGGCCGGTTGAACACATGATCGCGTGTATGGTCTAATGCCGCCCGCACGTCTGCGCTCAGTTGGCGCAGGGCCGGGGTCATAGCCTCTTCTAGCCGTGGCACCAGCGGCCCAACATCCTTCCACCCATGCGGTGCTTTCAGATGCAGCTTTTCACCGTGTAGAAACGCCATCACCTGCTCACGTGCATTGGGAGTTTTCCCGGTCGCGCGCGCGTACTTCTCAAATGCTGGCCCGAGCATCCCGTCTACGTACTTGGTGTGAATCTCGTTCTTGGCGAAAACAATGTCGTCCAAAAGGTCCGGCACCGGTGTCCCACGGAACGCCGACCGGGCGCCGGCCAAGCTGCGCAACACCGGGACACGTGCCAACATGCCGTCAATTTGGCTCTTGACCTTGAACAGTGCTTTGGCTGACGGGATCGGAGAAACGAAGGTGAGCGCGATAGACGCCATCACCGCAGGGTTAGTCAGGGTCTCCATAATGCGGCCCTGGAGAGAGTCGCGGCGGATTCCCCACTTGCGGAGAAGCTGGTCCCGTTCCCCAATGGTCAGGGATTCAGGGGAGAGCATGGACCGCCAGCCGGCATCTAAGTCCCCCATTGAAATGGCTTGGAACGCTTGTCCCGGCCTGTCGAGAATCCCGACCGGCGCTATGCTTGGTCCGTCCGGCACAAGTTAAACTCCTCCCGCCGCCTCGCGTAGAATCGCATCGAACTGCTTCATTACGTCGTCAGTTTGCCGCGGCTGTGGCGCCTCGGGCAACCGCGCGCTGCCCAACCGAATGCGGCCAGGCGTCTGCGCCCGTTGGCCACCTTGCCGCGCCCGCAACTGCTCAATCTCAGGGTTGGGTGCCGTGATCGTACTCAGTACGTCGCGGGTCAGGTCCATTTCCTGCGTGACCGCGTTGAACCGCCCAATTTTGGCCTGCCGCTCCCGCTCTTTCATAGCTGCAAGGAACTGACCTGCACTGATAGCGCCGCCCTCCGGCGTTGGGACCATGTGGCCGCCACCAAGCTCCGGCGGTACCTCCCCAGTGATGCGCATTGCAGCTCCCAACTCTTTCCGCCTGCGCGCCCCTTTTGCCGCCGCACCAATTTGCCACACTGCCAAACCTGCACCGATTACCGGAATGACCTTTCCTTTTAGTGCGCGGCCCAAGAACCCTACAATTCCTTTTCGCCCAGCGGCGGCACCGGCAGCCGCTTCACCACCTGCGGCAGCGCCAGGACCACTTGGACCACCCGGAGTGCCCCCACCAGCCGTCTGCACGGGCACAATTGGTCCACCACGTCCCACAGGTACAATCGCTGTAGTTGGCGCTGCGCGCCCGGCAAACGATACCGGCTCTGCCAGTCCCGGAGGCGGTGGCAGCGCAGGAAACCGCATCCCAATTGGAAGCTTGCGTGGGGAGAGTTGCGCTGCCATCAGTATAGTCTGCTTGATACCCGCGTCTTGGCTCACCCGGCCCAGCAGCGCCCCCGCAGTCAAGGTCGCCAGGGGTCCGGCCGTTGCCATTACACGACTTGACGGCATCCGACGCAGTGACTCCAACGCCTCTGGCGGTACACCAGCTTCCTCCGCAGCATCCAACGCAGCCTCAACCACCTGGTGAGCGTCTTGCTTGCTCATTTTTGGCACGAGCATCGCGTAGCCAACTTGCAAGTCGTTCACGAACTCGCGCTGCGCGTCCTCGTTCCCGATCATGTCCCGTAGCGGCTTGGGCAGATCGCCGGTCTTCCCTGATTTTCCCGCCGTCGTAATCAAGCGCTCGGTCAGGTATTTCTTCGCTGCGCTCGGAGTGTTCTGCGCGCGGAGGCTCTCTCGCAACCGACCGCGGATCGCCGCGAAGCGTTCCTTCCCCGGCGCTTTCAATAGAACATCACCCCAGCCAGACGCGTGTTCCAGCAGCGCCTCCATGTCAATCTCATCGGTCTCAGTGTAGTAGTGTTGTGGCACGTCTACTCTCCAATGCGCTTGCTAGGCGGCGTATACGGTCCGGCCCGCGTTGGATCAAATCGCGCGGCCAAGTCTTCTGGGTCCATACCAACTTGTGCAGCCACCTGCCGGATCAACGGAACGTCCCGTGTAGCGTACCCGCCACCTTTGATACCCAGTTCGACCGGGCTGACAAACCCCTTTTCCAACCCTGTTTTCGTACTGAGAAGCCGTTGGTTCCTGCGCGCACGTGCCATGCTGAACTCAGTCTCTACATCCTCACGTGCCGCCATTCGCCGCGCAGCAGCCTGCACCTGCTTTTTCTGCGCAGCGCGTATGGTCTCTGCCAAATCGACGTTGGGATCGTTCGCACCTTGGTACATCTCATAGACGAACGAAGCCAGCGCAGTGGCGTACAAGCCACCTTGCAGTAGCTTCCATCCTACAACTAATGCTGGTAACGCCACGACTTTCTCCTACGGCTGCGGAAACGGACTCGGCTGCGCCTGCGGACGCTGCGGTGCTTGTGGTTGTTGCGGTTGCTGTGGGCCACCGCCCCCAACCTGCGTTGGACCTAGTTGCGCTGCGCCCTCTGGCTGCGGCGGCGCAGAAGGCTGCGGTGGTTGCGCTGGCTGCTGCTCTGGCGCTTCGGCCTGCCCGACCTTGGGCGGTTCCGGCGCCGCTTGCACCGCTTGAGCGCGCGCCCGCGACTCCAACACGCGGTCTGTAAAACTCTGGATCGGCTGCTTCCGTTCCTTGCGGGCTGGCAACGCGGTCGTCGTTCCAATAGGCGACTCGTACAATTGTGACCGTTCGTTGAACTCTGGCATCGCGGTAAACGGATTCGTGATCCCGTGCTTGGCCGCGTCTTGGTGGTGCGCGCGTACCGTATTAAACTCGGAGTCTTGTTCCGGGTCGGTACGTACTGGATCGTCGCCGCTCCCTGCGTTGTAGTATTCGCGCAGCCCTCGTCGCGATCCCGGCCGGTTGTGCAATTCTGCAATGCTTTGCAACACCCCCCGCGGCGCCCGAAACAACTTGTTCTCTCGGGTGCGCACCGCCTGCGCTGTTTCCGCCGAGATTTTGCCTTCGTCCACCAACCCTTCAAGCTCATGCGGCTCAAGCACACTCAACACCGCAGTCGCATGTCCATCCTTGAGCACCGCCATCGCATGGTTGTTCTCTTGCCATGTCCGCATGATCGTGTTGTTCTTGATCGGAAGCAGCATCCTCTCCCGATGCCACCTGTTCCACTTGCTAATCACCTGGCTCACCGCCGCTTCCGCCAAATCAGGCGGAATCTCCATCTGCTCCTCGGCAGTCGGCGCGGTCTCCAGTACAGTAAGCGGCTGCCGCTGTGACACGCGATGCCGGGCTCTGGTGATGTCCGTTGCGGTCTCTGGGTCAACTCCCGATTCGATCAACTGCTCGCGCCTAAGCGACCCTAACCACGCTCCGATATTCCCGCGAAATGTTGGGTCTGTCATTCCGCCAGTCAAGATTTCCTGCATTTGCGTTGCGAGCGCAGACATCGGAATCGTATCGTACATGTCTTCAGCCATGCGCACCTGGAAATCTGCGTCTGACTCGCCGTCCTTACGGATACCCGGAGCCCAACGATTTGGGTCATCGTCAGAAAGTCCCAAGCGAAGCGCACGATCGGTAGCTTCCGAAGAGACACGAGTTCCCTCCAACACAGTCGAATAAATCTGTCGTACAACTTGCTCCGGCGTCGCGCCTGTCTGCTCCCACTTTCGGGGATTCGGAACCAGTGTATTCGCAACTGCATCCGGCAGCGCCGTTGCAACTGCGTCTCCATATTCCTTATACATCCGCTCAAGCGGCTCGCCCATCTTCTCCGCTTCCAATACGTCCGCCGCAACCCTTAGATGGTACTGCCGCCGCGCCTCTTCCGACTGCATCACAGCCAGCACAAGGTCATCCTGCTTTGCCTTCGTGATCGCCTTAAAAGACACCGGATTGACCATGACAAACTTTGGGTCGTCCATACTCATAGCCCACACGCCACCCTTGGGATACCCATTGTATAGCTCCCACTCACGGGCCTCCTCCGGCGTTAGCATAGGCAAGTCCAATTTCAGCGCTTCCAGCATCGCCGCCGGAATCGGCAGCATGGGCTGCTCAAACGCCCCAGCCGGCTCCATAGTTGTCGGCTCCCCGCGTATAAGCGCCTGGTTTGCCTGCGCCACCATCGCGTGTAGCTTGTCCGCGTAGGGGCTGTCGAGCATATCCTCCCGCACCACTTGCGCCATGCGTGCCAAGTCAAGCATCTGCTGTCGTGTCTCCAACCCGTTCGGCCCAAGCCGGTCCCACGCGTTCGCAGCATCCATATCGTAGACCCAGTCAATTGCCGATTCCGTCGACTCGGCAATCGTTGCAGCCCCACGCTCCTGCTCATCCAGCAGCCGCCCCTTTTTCGCTTCATTCTCCTGAATGATGCTTGCCAGTTCTGCCCCCTCCCGCTGCACCTTGCTCATAAGCTCGCGCTGGTAGTCTACCGCTTCCAACTGGAACCTACGTCCTTCCTCAGTCAGTGCCTCCTGCCGTTCCTCTTGCCGTCTGGTCTCTGCCCGCTGCTCAGCCTGGTTCACCGCGCGCTGCGCAGCGTCCGCCACCTGCGCTACAGCCGCCTGCGTCTGCTCGGCTTGCTGCGCCTGCGCTTGTGTAGCCCCACGCACAAACTGGTTCATGGATTTCCCCATCGCTTCCATAAACGCCTGTACGGACTGCACCAAATTTGCACCGCCCGCGCCGCTACCGCCACGGGATAATGCCGCCTGCACCAGTTGTTGCCTATCAAATCGCGGTTGTGGTGGCATCTTACTCTAGCTCTCCCCCAAGAAACATAGTGGCAAAACCTAGTACGGCACCCGCGGGGCCGGGAATCATGTCCATGAACAACTGAGACATCGTAGCCGTCTTTGCCCACTCCTCTCCCGCAGCGAGTGCTTCCAGCATGTTGTTGTAGCCCCCTGCCTGGAGCTTTGTTGCAAAGTCAGTCCCGAGGATATCCCGTCCGATTGCGTAGTGGTTCAACGCAAAATCATACGGCAACTGGCTCACGTAGTTCTCCGCGTCCAGCAACGCCAGAGTCGTCCCATCCTTAGCATCACGGTAATTCGCCGTCAGGTTGTCATAGTTAAACCGAATCGAATCCGCATTGTTCCGCGCATTGATCCGCAGCTCGTCGAATCCGGCAGAAATCTTAGCCGCAGTGTCATACGCACTCGCAACCGCCTGCATTTCAGCACCACCCAATGCCGCAAGCGACTGGTTTCGCGCAGTCGATGCGGCAGCAACGGACTGCATCGTACTTACCATCGCACCCGTTTGTAACGCTGTAAAGTCTTTGATGTTCGCGCCAATGGTTGTCGCAATTTGCATAGATCCATTCACACGCAATTGTGCAAGCAACGCTGACTTACGGCCCGCCGGGATATTCGGGTCCGCGTTGATTCTTGCCTCTGCGTCGCGCATGGCTTGCTGCTGCGCGCTCACGGCCGCTTGGGCAGCCGCGTTCTTCCCCTCCATCGCCATGCCGACCGCCTCGCGCCCGAGTCCCTCGATGCGGTCGATGTCAATGTCGGTTGTTTCTTTGTACTTGTCCGCAATCCCTTGCAGCGCATCTTGCACCTGCCCCGGCAACTGGGACGCATCCTGCTTGGCCAGCTTCGCGATGTCGTCCGCCGCTTGCACCGTCGTATCCAGCCGATCCCGCCCCTCAGCCAGTTGCGTCTCTGTGTCAGTTTCACGCCCGGCAATGTCGGTCTCGGCTTCCTGAAGCGACTCCCCAGCCGCCCCCATTTCAGCCGTGCTCAAATCCTCAAGTTTCTCCAGAGATTGCTCACCGAACTCCCCGATCTCCGGCGCGACTGCCTCTCCGGTTTCCGGGTCCACCTCACCAGTGAACTCGCCCACCTCCGGCGCTTCAGCCGCCGTTGGCCCAGCATACGGACGTAGGTTTCCCTGCTCATCACGGTATACCGTGCGCCCTGACTCGCTGCGGTACACTTGCAGCCCTTCCGGCGTAGTCCCCGCTGCGCGGAACGGGTCTGCTGTCTGTGGTCCTGCGCCAGGCTTTCCCGGCCCAGCATCCGGCCCAGTAGCCCCCTGTTTCAGCTTCGCCCCAGCGCTACCTTTGCCATTGGTGGGGACCGGTTGTGGCCCCGCGGGTGCCTGCTCGCCAATTCGGGCCTTGCGCCGCTTGGCGGTCCTGCTCACAGCGCTTCCGAGGCGCTTCAAAGACGAGGTCCGCGTTCGAGTCTCGTTTGGTGATGTAGGTGCCGTTGCCATACTACTTTGTCCCACTGATTATAGGCCGCTCGACCCGCGTTTTCAACCCTACCCGGGCCGCGTGGATGCCTCGGATGCGGACAAGTGGCCCCGCACCAACAGCGCGTCAATCTCGTAGTCCATGTTAGCCCCATATGACTCCAGAAACGGGTACATCTTGGTACCTCCGCGGTTCGCACGCACGTTTACTTGGTCTGGCACGCTGTTCACCCGCACCGCATTGGTCGTGAGCACAGTGTCCTGCGTTCGTAATCCCATGTCAATAAACGCGTTTGGATCGGACTCGCCGGTCTCGCCACCCAGCGCCTCTACACTCGCGCTCATGGTGTGGCCGACTTTCCGCGGGAACGGATCGTCGGACCCCATTCCAGACAATCGGGCAAACCGCGCATGGACCACCACAGGCGCAACCGAGTAGCGATCGTCCACAGACAGTGCGCCCGGCAGTCCGCTTACGGTCAGCTCGATATCAGACACGCGGGCCGTGATTTCCACCTTTGAGCCCTCATGGTCCCCGGACAGAATGTACGCGCTGTGGCCCACAACGGTCTGCGGAAATGTAGCGCCGCTGTCAATGATCGCGGTAGCCGAGGCGGACGTGACTTGCCCGTTTACAGTGTCGAACGCGCCCGCACCAACCATAGTGACCTTGCCAGACTCGCGGAATGCGTCAATTACGCTGACAACGCCGTCAGATGTGACCAGGTAGCTACGCTGCCCCACGCCATCGGACAGAACGTCTTGGCCATCGGTCACAAATGTCCACGGGCAGTTTATCACGCGCGTGACTGCTCCAGTGGCCTCCCATAAGATGACCATTTCCTTCTTGTTTGTATTCAGCAAGATGAGCGCACCGGCGAACGAATCGTATCCGACCTTCACGTCAGCAAGCGTCTTGCCCCACTGGCGGTCGTCGATGATGAGCCGGTTGACGAGTTTGACGTTACGCACCTCGTTGGTCAAGCCGTCAATTTCCTTCATGCCGGTTGCCGTCAACACGTAGAGCGTATCGCCTGCCGCGACCGCGCCGTTCGCACTCATGGCAGAGATACTGTTAACGATGCGGGTTACCGTAACACCAGTACCCGCGCGCGCTATCCGGTATACGGACTTGTTCGTGAGCGCGAAGGCAATTGACGATCCCGGATACAAATTTAGCACGCGCTCGGATGGGTCATTCAACGGCTCATAGTTGAGCACGGGGAAATTCTCAGGCTCGTCCAAGTGGATCGCGCTCCAGACGATGCTTTCCGGCACGCGATCTTGTTTGGTCCAAGATTCATCCAAACCAACGTCGTCCGGCGACGCTTGGTCAGTTACCCCAATGAGCATGTTGTCAAAACCCAACAAGCGCTTCATGCGCGGCGCGGGTCCAAAATCGTGATGCTCCGCGCTGTATTCGTCGCTGGTAAACAGCCCCTCATCAGCGATGTGTTCAATTTCGCGCGTGTAACTAGTAATTATCGCGTCTTCGTCTTGAATCTTGAATCGCCAGGTGGCAATTCCAGCCCCACTCGGCTGATCGAGCAACGGTTCATACGGACGGTATTCGTACAAACGTTGGACGGGCCGGTACTTGCCGGCGGTTATGCCGGTATCGTTCTGTGGAGTGCGCCATAACCGGAACCCGTCTACGTGTCCAACCCCCCAGTGAAGAGGCGCTGTTTGACTGTTGCTCACTTGTCGGAGCAACTGGTGGTAGCCCGGTGACGGGTTGTCCTCCGGCAGCCACAGGTTGTTCATCACATAGCGAATACTAAAAAGTGTACTCGGTATGGTAAATGTTCTAAACCGCAGGAAAGAGCGCAAGTTGTGCTTTTGTGATACTAGCTCGGCTCCAAACGTATATTGACCCGGTGGCAATGGTTTATCGTCACCGGTAAGTTCCATGTCGAAAACATCAGTAGGAACACCGAGCCGGTCTGTGTTTACGGATGTAATCAAGCAGCGCTCTGGCAGCAAACCCATGAGCCGACCTTGCCACCCCCCAGTATAGCGGTCCCAATCATTGATCTTGAAGTCCCAGAAGTACGCCTTGTTGTACGGCGGCGCGGTCACGTTCACAATGTGTACCGTGCTCTCGGACGCGCCCGCGTTGACGAAATAGATGTACCGCCCCAAGCAGCTAATGTCGTATTGATCGAACGTCGTGGGCTTAAAGTCAGTCCACAACGCGAAATCCTCAAGCTGTACAACGTCGGTGCTGCCGTCTTCTGAGTCGCGGTACGCAAAGTATAGCGCCTTCCCGGTCGCAGTTTGGTTGTCAGCTAGGATGACCAGACCGGCAAGCGTGTCCGGGGATACGCCCTTACGGACACTGGCGTACTTGACCAACTGGATGTTGTTGATTTGCTCAATCGTGGTTACGCCGACCTCGGGAGCGGGAATGCCGTGGATGGACGCGCCGCCGAATCCAGGGAACACGCGCAGACCGCCCTCGTTGCGCCCATCAACACCGGTCGCTTCAACCAACATGCGAGGGTCGATGGCGCCCGGAGACATGCGCAGGTCCATACCGGGGAATACAGGCCGGTAGAACCACTTGGCATGATCGTCGTGTTGCCGCTCTGGCATTACTTCCTCACCACTACAAACTCACGCGACATGTCCCCCAGCAGCGCATTGAGCACCTGTGCTAAGTTCGCCGTCGTGGGACTAGATACATCCAGCTCCCTGGATACGGTATCGTCATCAGACGTATATACTCGACGTATGGGAGCCGGCCCCTTAGCCACATACTCGTCGCGCCCGCCGGGCCTCCGATCTTGCGCCAGCTCGTTTACCGGTAGCACATCCGGCATTTGGATAGCGGACTTATCTTGCTCCCACTCTGACTGTACAGATTCGTGCTGGAACGTTTCCTCGCCAACGATCAATGTAGGAGCCACTGCGCGGCGCATGTCCGGTTCAAATGGCGCGGCTAACTCGCTTGGGCTGAACAACCGAACGCGCGTTTCCCGCCCGATAGCCGACGTGCGCAGGTTTCCACGGCCCTTTCTCACCGACAGCGGTTCAATGTTGCGGTATCGCATGGATTAACCGGTCCCCACTAATGGTCAACTGCTACGGAAGCAGCGGCCACAAATCTGTATTGTCGTAAGTGTCCACGCCCGGTCCCTGCGTTCCGAATCGGTGGACCTTCTTGGCAAGCATCATCTTGAGCGCGCTCATTTTGCGCTGGAGTTGACGCTCGATTTCTGCACGCCGTGTGCTTTTGGCTTCGTTCGCGAGTACATCCAACGATGCGTAACAGGCGACTACGTGCTTGATGAGCCGCGAATACTGCGGCAGCACCTCGTATACCGTCGTGGCGTCGGGCGCAGTAGTCCAATCGGGCCGCGGAGTCGCCACCCGCGTTGCGGTATCGTATGCAGATGCGATGCGCTCCTGTCCGGCGCCTGTACCGCTGAGTGTGCGGATCGTGTAGCCGGCGTAGGCATGGGGACGGATGTCGAGCGTGCCGTCTGTGGGGCTGGCTGGGAACGTAATCGAGTCGGCTGCTCCGGCAGTGGCAGTTCCCGTGTGGATAGACACGTCGCCCGCCGCAACATACAATACCTCTAGCGTCTCGGCAGTGAGATTGAGATGTTGAAACCGTAGTATGTTCCCTTCGACCGTGAAGCCATCGCCGCGGAATGTATACGGGTTGGTGGGCCAGACTTCCCACGCTGGAATGCCCGTGTCCGAGTCGATTTTCGCGATGCGCCAGATTTCAGCCATGTTGCACGGCAGCAAGTATTCCTGTGTACCTTGTACAATCGGGACTTCGTATCGCACGAGGATGGGGTGATCGGTCTCGACGTTGATGGAAGCGAGAACCTGGTCGAATGCGCTGTGGATGTACTCGATCAAGTCGGCGTCCGGGTACTTGGGTCCGGTGTCAGGTTCGTCGGTTGCCTTGCGGATAAGCGACACGCACTCGGACAGGAAGCCCACACCAGACAGGGTGCCACTGGCAGAAACGATCGCGGGCGCGACCAAGTCGTCGATAGCGTCGCGGATGGCCTTGAGGGAGTCCGTTCCGGTAGCAAATCCAGAACCGGCCACCAAGTCAAGGCTTTCGCCCGCGTGCTCCAGACTGTCGGTCGCTGGATTATACGTTCCGGTATTCGCTGGGGCCGTTGCCGCTTTGGACATCACGGCCCGAAGGTACGACTCTAAGGTATCCGGTGCTGAAGTACCAAATCCGGTAGTCAGTGAGGCGAGTGATTCCAGGGCTGCGGTGTTCGCCTGCCACACCTCTACAAGGTCACCCGAGCCGGGAGTAAACGCCAGGGCGGGACTAACGGTAAAGGAAGGGTCGCTGTCGTCGTAGTCGTCGATAGTCCGCACATTCACACGGGCCGTCGCGCGGTCTGACGTATCAAACGCCACCAAGAGCATACTGTTGAAGTCATCGTCAGCAGCGGTACTCGGAGGGTCTCCAGCCTGCACGTAGACCTTTGTGGTTGTACTGGAGGCAGTGGAAGTGCCGTTGAATATACGTCCCGAGTAATCAGCGATGTTCCCTTGATTGATGGCCGCTGACTGGGTAATCGTGACGGCCCCACCAGAGTTGTCGGTGATGTCACAGTTGCCCCGCACCGTGAGGTCGCCGTCTGTGCATGTCGCGTCCACGATGATTTGCCCGTCTGACTCGTAGCTCATCGTGTCGCCGGTTCCCATGCTGTTGATTTGTAGGCCGCCAGAATAGTGTCTGAAGTTCACATTCGATGTGGCCCCGGAGAAGGTCAGTTCCGGCGTTGCGTTTCCGGGGACCGCCGACAAACACTGGTCGAAGATGATGAGGGACGAGGCCCTGATGGTGTTGGTGCCCATCAAGTAGCACGCTTTGGCGGCGCACTCCAGCGAGACCAGGGCGCTCAGGCCACAATCTTCCGCCCACAACATCCCGGTTCCGCCCTGTGTTCCGGTAAGCGTTAGCATGTAGAACGATGAGTTGTCCACATCTTGGCTGCCCAGAGTGATCTGGTTGCCCATGCCGATCCCCATGAACTCCCACCCCTCATACGTCTGGGCCAGCGTGATGAGGCTGTCGTTTACCAGGTAAATGCGATTGACGCCGAGGCTCCCCGCGATTGTGGTTGCCGCCGCGATTGTGGAGACGGGATTGCTTTCCAACCCGTCCACCCCAACTACGGTATCGGTGTTGGCGGCAGCGTCGTCCAAGTACACGCCCAGACCGCGGGGGCCGTGGTATAGTTGCGAGGTGACTAGCTGATCCAAAGCAACCCGAGCCACCTCTGTCAGAGTCAGGTTGGTAATCCCCGACGTGGATATGATTCCCCGAATCGTTACAGCTCCGCCGGTACAGGTACCTTCAATTAGGTTTCCCACCCCCTCAAAGTTTAGGGTGTCAGTCCCAGCGTCTCCCATATTCTCAAGTTGGAGCCCACCGCTGTAATCTCGGACATGGACGTTTGAATTGCCAAGGGCACCCCCAAAGTCCAGGATCGGAGCTGTAGACCCAGTAACACCCGAATGGCAAGAGTCTAGCCAAACGTCACCCGCTTCAATAAGGGTCTGAGTCCCGGAAATTCTACAAAGTTCCAGGTGGGTGTGAGCAATAAGAGAACAGGCCCCCATATTGCAGCCTCGGAATGACTGATTGTTACCAGCCCCCGCCATCACTCCAGAAACGTCGGCGCCTACCACATGGATACCGACCATTGTTTGACCCCCGAGGGCCAGGGTCCAGTTGTCACCAAAGAAAGAGTAGGTGGAAGCTGCGGCGGCAAGGGTAATGGAGGAACCGTTTATGACGTGGAAGTCACGCATCCCCAAACTGGCTGCCAGGGTGAAGGCAGCCGCGATCGTACTTACGGGATTGTCAGCGGTTCCGTCAACGAAGTCTTCCGTATTGGTATTGGAAGCATTGGTATCTATGTAGATACGGCCATTCGAGTACCCGACTGTACGAGGCACGATGACATAGTCAACTAGAATTTGATCGGTTTTGAGCAGGGTGGTGCCTGCGAGGGCCACGCTACCCGTCAAAAAACGAATGCGGACCAACCCGGCAGTGCTGGTGTGAGCCGCGATCAGTTGATATTCAGCGTCCGCCAGCACGGTGTCGGAATCGAGGGTGCCAATTTGATCCCAACCCGGAGTGCCCCAGTTGTACGCCCAAACCGTGAGATTCTTTCCCGCCCCGGTACCTTTATCAAGCTGTATGGTAGTGGTAACCCCCGTAGCGAGACCGTCCCCTCCAACAAAGAATTCGTAGTACACCTCAATCTTTTCGGTCCCATCCGTAACGGCTTCAATGTCATGTGTAACGCCGTCTTTCGCGAAGGTGCTGTCTTCAGTATTGGCTTCGTTTTCACCGCTGGTAATGGTGAAACCGTCCGGTGATGCCTTGGGGGGCGTGCTAACGGCAGCCGAAGCTGGAGCAAACGGGTTCCCCAAGGTAATTTCCTCGACCGCCGGGGCAAATCCTGTCTGGGTCACAACCAGAATCACGCTATCGGCCCCGATGGCAAAAGCGGCGTCCGGCCAGTCCACTCGATACAGTCCCGGTGAGGAAGCTCCGTCCACCTCGTACATCTTATCGTCGGCATGGGCCGAGTCTACGGCCCCAAGAGCGGTGGCATCGGCCTTTGCAGCAGGCGCCTCCCCCGCGCGGGTATACTGGAGATCGAAATCGGTGATGGTCGCGCCGGTTTCTGGTGCTCCAGTAGCGGAGTCCACAACCATAACGTAACGAGTAACGTTAGCCGTACCTTTGACAATGTCTGCCATTACTGTTTCCCACCCCGCTTATTTGGCATCAATAGGCCACCGCCCGCGGAAACTGTTGCCCTGAGTATTGCTCCTACCGTCGCTGTTTGAGTTGTTAATGTGGGAGCCCCCGGCACATCTGACAAGTCTAACCCGGCAGCTATAAGAGGGGAGCCAGAATCAGGGGTGTAATCATCACTGCCAGCATCCACAAACGACGGATCACTCGTAGTTCCACCTCCTTGATCGGACCCTCCCTGATAATTAAAAGCACAGTCGAAGACATTGTTGTTGAAGATAAGGGCTCTTTCCATTATTGCGGATGTTTCTATCCCGAACCCCCCAACACCTGAATATCCAGAAACGGTGTTGTTGATACAAAGCCACTTATTTGAACTGCTGGACGGATTTAAGTATAACCCAGATTGTCCAGAACCCGAAAATGCCACTATTGTATTATTAACAAACAACCCGTAGGCATTAGCCCCGATCCAGTTAATCCCGTTTCCAGAGTTTTCGTATGCCAAACAATTCACTACCGCCATTCCTCCGGTAGCTTCAAAACCAACCCCGCTATTGTTTTGGCTTATACATGTCACAAGTGTACCGAATGCACCAATGAAAAATCCATCTCCAGAATTGTTGTCAGCGTGGCAAGCTAACACTTCATTATTCTGGTCTAACGAAATACCGGACCCTGAGTTACTAGCCCTAATACGATACGCTACAACCCAGTCCCCAGCGGCGCTTCCAAAAGCTGTTCCTGAAAAGTTGGTAAATTGGAAATTTTTCCAGACGTAGTAATTTGTTCCCGCAATAGGGGTCCACCCATTAACTAAAGACCCTATTGTGCCATCATTTACGGCTACCCCCTCATCCCCAGTAGACGAGTCATAACCTTCAAATACTATAGGACCCGCTGCTAGTCCAGCAGTAGACGTAGTGAGAGCCTCGTTGTAGGTGGCAGAGGACTTGACCCAAACCTTGTCAGAACTTGATACGTTATCCAAGGCTTTTTGAATAGTAGCCCATGCGTTACCAGCACCTTCAGAGGTACCAGCATTTGCATCATTACCTACAGCCCCATCAACGTAATAAGTAGCCATTTAGAGCACCCGTTCCCCAGCTTGCAGTTTCGCTAACATGTATTTGAATGGCATACTAAACCCGATTGCTTTCATTGCCGCTCCCCGGAGACAACTTCGGAACCGGTAAAACGTCCTTGTTCATGCGTGACCCGGCCTTTGGAACTTGCACCCCGCGCTTCCAGAGCTGCGTTTGGTACCGGTGGATGGCCTCCATAACCGTCTGGCCAATTAGCATCCTCATTTCTTTCTCTGACTTTGGATGCCACCCTATCGATTTCGGAGCCGCGCACCCGCCCATCATAGCCAAGAAGAAGACCATAGCAGCAGCCCACAATCGTAGGCCGTCCCGAAAGGCCGTTTTTTTGGCTTGGCTCATACTCCTACTCTCCTGTCGCTGGCGACTCGGCCTTTGCCGTGGGCTCTCCGTCCGCTTGCAGAACCTCCACCTCAACGCGGACGACTCGTTCCCGCCGCCCAACAAGGAAGCTTACGACCCCCGCGATTGGCTTGATGTATTGACAACCAGCCAGTACAACCACGGCTCCACACGCGATGATCTTCAGTGTTTTTGCTCTTGTCATTACCGCGCTCTCCGCGTTGTTCTGGCCAACGGATAAACGTTCTTGTCCCACCGCCTCCTCGGAGCGGCCGGTTCCCCCAAGACCAGGGAAATACCTTGAATGTCCTCCTCAGCCGGGTTAGCCGTCCAGAGTACAGTCTCCTCAGTGCCATCCAAGTTCGACCTCCTCATGTCTACGGAAGCAGCCCCGACCCACCTGGCAAAATATAGATGTCCGGCTGCTACATCAATGGTGATAGGAACAAACCCGTCCGTCCCGGTGGTAATCAGGACCTCAGCATTTGATCCATCCAGATCGGCACGTCGTATACTGGACGCGGTAGGCCAATCAGTCCAGTAAATCTTCCCCCCACTCGGGTCCACGGCTATCCCAAACGACCACGCAGCCGGACTAATAATGTCCCCCGGGCTGGACCCGTCTAAGTTGGCCTTGGAAATCTTGTCAGTGGCGGGGAGTTGATCCGTCCAGTACATCTTCCCCGCAGCGATGTCCAGTGCTACCCCATGTGGACCTATACTGGTTACAAGGTCCTCGGGATTAGACCCGTCGAGGTCGGTCCTGGCAATCTTCTGGTCACTGGCATGGTTGGAGGCGTAGTACATCTTCCCACCCACCGTATCCAGAGCGATGTCCCGGCAGGCCTCCTGCCCGCTCACCAGTACCTCTGCCCCAGTACCATCCAGGTCACAGCGAGAGACTGCGTCTACCACCCCCCACTCGCTGTAGTATATCTTACCCCCGTCATTGTCAACAGCAATAGCCTCTGGGGTATCCAAGCCCCCCTTGACCGTAGTCTTGTTGTTCCCGTCTGCATCACACTTACGGATAGCATCGAGGATAGTATCCGTCCAGTAAATCGTTGCAACAGCCATCCTGAATTACCAGCCTACGACCGTTACGTCGTCCAAGTCATCGCCCCCGGCGGTAGTAATGAACGAAACGCTTGTTACAGAAAGTAGACCGCCAATGCTGACATCACACGTTTCACCATCGGCAATTGCAAAGTACCCCGGTCCGTCGTCATCCGAGTCGTTGTCAAAGTCGTTGGTAACCGTTCCATCGGTCTCAGCGTTCACCTTAACCCGCACATCGTTTCCGTTTCCCGTTCCGTTCATTACGATGCAGGGACGGGCATACGAATCAAAAAGAACGATGCGGGGATCGGTTTCACTCCCGTCTGTCCCGTTTGCAACCACCGTTGGGGCGCCCGCTGGTCCACTTTGGTACTTCACAACTCAGTCTCCCAAAAACACGGCCCGACAACGTCCTGCCGGGCCAATGGTACCAGATCCTAAAATCTTATCCCCCAGCCGTTATGTCAAGATCGGAATTGGGCTGCCAGACTTCTTCTGAACCCAATCCTGCACTTCATGGCGCTCTTTCGCCTCTTCCGTCTCGACTTCCCACCCGCGGCGCACGGCATTCTCAAACCGCTTCTTGACATCGTTCGCAGTTACACCAACGCGAGACTTTTCAAGTTGCTTGACCAGCGTCCCGGTCGCAAACTCCATGTTCGGCCCGAGGTCGTCTACGTCGTTTGCCAGCCCCCGGTCCTTGTTGATCCAGTAGGCCAAAAACCACTGCCGCGTCTCCGTGTTGTACGCCGTAAACAACGACGGGTCACGTAGCCGGCAGCGTAGGTGACGTACAAAGTCCGTTTCCCGGATTACATGCTCACCGCGTCTTATCGTAAACGGTCCCATCCCGCAGTTCTCCAATCCCTCCAAATGGTGGGCCGGGCCGCTTACAAGGCTGCACCCAGCCCACCCGCGGGAGGAACCTTCAATCAGTCTTCAAGTAGGGCGGCAAGTGAAGCTCACCGTCCAACCCTTTGCGATAAGTGTAGCAATGACAGTTCGCACAAACCACATCGCACTTCTCTGCTTCCCTCAACAGCGCTGGAAGGTTGCCCATCAACTCCCCAACGCCACAACGTTTCTCCGAAGGGTCACGATGGTGGAATTCCAGGCAGATCGGGTCATTTATACCGCAGTACCTACAACCGCGGTCTGCCTTGAGTTGCCATACGACCCTCTTGTTTTCTACGTAACGTACTGCATGACGAGCCTTGTTGTACACGCGGTCTCTATCGAGATTCCGTTCTCGATACCGACGCCGCGTTGCTTGCCTTGCGGTGATCCTTTCTTCTTCCGTGTCGAATCGCCGACAGGCACGCTTCTTCCTCCCCACAACAAGGCTCCTGTACAGTCCAACTACGAAGAATCAAGTCCCATCAAATCCCGCTATTTCCGCAATATTGTGCAGAAGCAGGAAGTTTGGCGTTCGTGGCATCATCACGCTCTTGCGCTCGGCCGGGGACTGGAGCAAGTTGCTGAATTTCCCACCGTGATCGTAGCGCGTAAAGATGCTATCAAACGCGCTGG